GCGCAGAATCTCGTTGGCTTTGCGCAGCTCGCGATTTTCGCGCTCCAGGGCTTTGATGCGTTCACGCTCGTCAGTGGTCGGCCCAGGACGTTGGCCGGCATCGGTCTGATGGCGACGAATCCAGCCATGCAGGGTTTGCGCTGCACAGCCGATCTTCGGGGCAATGGCCTCAATGGCCGCCCACTCGGAGGGGTAGTCGTTCAGGTGCTCCAGAACCATGCGCACGGCACGTTCACGGACTTCAGGGGAGTAGGTCGCAGTCTTTCTCATGGCCTCATCTTCTCAAGAGTTGAGGCCTCCACGAAACCCGGGGCGATTCAGGTGGTAATCGGTAAGCTCCTTGCGCAGGCACATGTCCTCCGCAATGCCTAAAAGCGATACGTTGGACGGCTTCAACTGAGGGGATAATATTATCTGCCCGTTATCATCAAAAGTGATGAATCCCTGATCGAAAACGGCATCGAGATTGGGGGCTAGCAGAAGACCATTGGGCATATCCACGGTTTCCTGCACATTGCACTCGCGCCAAGGCTTCATGTGCGAAGCAATTAATACCTCGTGCATCTGACAGCCGGTGACAGCGCATCCTCCCCAATAGTTAATGAGCCGCTCGCGATACTGGCCCTGCCCGATCCGTGCCTTCTGATAGGTACTGCGTTCCTTCTCGCTAAGTGCACTAGCTACCTCTTCCATAGCCTGAAGATCATCCAAGGCGTCATGAGCTTCGATGGGATCCACCATGCCCAGGCTTTCCATAGCCTCGGCTACCTCGGGACGCAGAATCCATTGGAAATGCCCATTGCGGTCTTTGTGCTCATGGGCAGTGCATAGGGTGTAGGTCCAGCGCGGATCGTCATTGGCAACAACGTCCGGGGTGTACTTAAGGAGACTCGCAATCAGGCGAGCAAAGTGGCCGTACTGGATGTTGGCGGGGCCATGCCCCGTATAACTCTCATCCGCGGCCTGCGACAGACGAGTCGCGCTGATTAGGCGACCAGGAGACCGATAGTTCGCCTTCAGCATGGCAAATCCATTTTGCATTAGCTTCGACTGGTCATTCGCTAGCTCGGCCAGAGCCTGCTTGTACTGTTCTACTGTGATCATCGATCAATTCCGATCCGGGCCGGTTTACTGGCGATTTTTAGGCTCCCGCCGTCTCATAGTGCTTCTTGATCAAAGCCAGCATCTGTGTCTGATGCCGGGCGATAGCGGTCACGTCCCATTCCATGTCGGCTTTGCCACTAAAGATGTGGGCAAGCTTGAGGGAGTCGTAGCGAGGCTTGCCCTTGAAGTCTTCTCGCTTCTTGCCAACTCGCTGGTTGCTATACGACGAGTTTTCACCAGGACTCAGCAGCACCAGATTGCCAAAGCTGTCGAGGTGATCCCTGGCCAACTCAACGCCGAACTCTTCACGCTGGGGGTGGACATGCTCTACCGAGTTCTTCGAAGTGATTCGGTAGGCCGCAAGCTTTGCGGCGTCATAAGTGCCGAAGCGGTCGCGCTCACGCCAGAGGATGTATTCAAGTTTCTGGAACCAGTAGTGTTCGAAGCGAGTGCCGCTAGGCTCCTCCAATTCTTCAATCACACTTTCGATGCTACGCATGGCGACTTCATCACCATTCAACAGCGCAAAGCTAGCTTCCTTCTGGCTTTCTTCCGCCAGAGACAGTTGGTTGTCGATACGCTCGAGCAACCTCAGGACCTGTGCTTGCGTCTTTGCCTCACCGGCTACCAAAGCACCGAGAAATGGGGTCAACCAATACTGTGCACTTCGCTCGCCGGTAAAGTTACGCACACTCTGCAACTGGCTCAGGTCACTGCTCTCCAGCTTGGTGCGCACCAGCCGCCAGCCATCGTCCAAGCGGCTTCTATTGACGTTGGTCAGACGTAAATTCGAGACCTGGCTGTCAGTCTCGGGAAGCCATTTCACGACCCAAAGGTCGAACTGATAACGCACTGTCCACAGGCATTCGATGAAGGCCTTGGCATGCTTCTCGGTGGCCTGGTCGATGAAGTCAGCAAAGTAGTCGTTGAGCCGGCTGTCATGCAGACGTACCTCGACATCGTCCTGACGCTGCTGATGCAAATAGATGCGATGGGCGTGCATCAGTAACAGACCGAAGCTGATGATAGGGCGGCAATGGTGCTTAGGTTCTTGCAGTGTTTCAGGCGTGTCAGTATCCAACACCGAGAGCTTCGTCAACTGCGCAATCGTTTGACCCTGCGCATCCCGGGCGGTGATGCGCGTCAGGGGAAAGGTCTTGGCGCAGTACGCTGCTAAGTCATCCTGTTTCAAACCTTTCCAATCGGCGCCTGGGAAGACCTTGCGCAGGTTGCGCTCGAAGAAGTCCTCCATGTTTTCACAGGCTTGCCAGATCGCGTCGTAGCACTGCTTCTGCGCTCCGATCATCGCTAGGAGTCGGGCCTTGAGGATGTCGCTGTGCTCGAGTTGGACTCCGCTGTTGTTCATGGTCGAGAACAATCGGTTTAAGTCCATACCTGGGGGCATGATGTTGTTCACCCAACGAACCTTCGAATACAGGTACTCAGCAACTTCGGCCAAATACGCGTCATTCCGTAGACGGCGCAACGCCCCAAGACGATCGGAAAGTGCTTTTCGGGCCGCGGCAAGATGCTTGATGTAAGCTTCGTCTGTCTCCGAGGTACCGTTCCTAGCCTCCTCGCTGCTAAGTCCAGCCCACACCACGAATAGACGCTGTACTTCATCACGAATGGCAAAAGTAAGTCGAGGCCGCTTGTTCCACACGATGAAGTTCGCCAATTCAGTGTTGGGCACTACCTCAGTGAGTGCGAGTGCGAGCAACATCAAGGTGGTCATGCGCTGCTGACCATCAATCACTTCGTAGACAGTGTGGGCACTACTCGAATCGCGAGATGCAACGACGGACGTAAGGACTGTTCCGATGTAGTAATGCGGCAGGCCGGTGTCGCAGGCCTCCATGATCTGCTCTAGCAGAGCGACAACGTCCTCACTTGGCCAGACGTAGGGTCTCTGGTAGCTTGGAATGACCAGGGTGATTTCGGCGGCGCACAACAAAGCAGGCGCCTGAACATAGGAACAGACACTTTCGCTCATTGCTCACCTACATGCTTGAAAGAGCTTTTCTGGAGCTTGCGGCAGATCGCCTGCTTTAGCGCAGTATCAAAATCAGACTGCAGCGGTTCGCCCGGCGCACTCAGATTCATTGAAAAGTAAGCTTGCACCGTACGTACAAACCGGTACTTCACGCTGTTCGCATCCAACCTCTCTGCAATCTGGTAACTGAAGCCCTGCAACGTCTCGATTAGCTCAGCATGGGTGTAGCTGTGGGCGATCCAGTCCAGCACTGGATTGTGCTCAGCGAAACTCTGCGCCGTGCTTTCACGTACGGCCTTCTCATTGCTCAGCCGCGGCGAGAAGATTGCCCTGAACAGCCAGCAAGCAGCCTCTAACAAGCCGTATCGACCAAACTGGCTGACGTACAGCAACACTGCACAGTCAAAGAGCTTGCGCAGGAATTCACTGCCGTTAGCCTGCACTACTAGGTCGTCGTAGAGCTGATGAAAGGGCACTAGACCCGGGTCATCACGCCGGACCAACACCGTGCGCCGCAGCACATGGAAATAGTCGAAGTAGTGAATGGCATTGGCGCCCGTGTTAAGCGGCTGACGCATGGCGTATCCGCTGTCCACTTGCAAGTGTTGGCCTTGCTCTATGTGGTGGACCCGAGCAGTCCGGTACGCTACATCCCGCCCCTGCCCAGTGCGCTCAGCCAATTCCGCGACGATCTCTTCACGTGTCTGCAGCGGTTGGCGATGGCTCGAGAGACTGCGCCACTTAAGCCGCTGCCAATGGCGCGCTTTCATCAGCGCATCCACGGTACCGTCCAACGCACCCCAAGCCTCCCAGCGACGCGCTTGTTTGTCTTGCTCCTGTTGCGGTACCCCACGTAAATGATGCGCCTTCAGAATCGCCGGGCCGTCCAACCTGACCCCACCGGTATTCTGCGTCTCGAAGAAGCGGTAGGCATCATCCTCACTGCGAGTGACAACCAAGGTGATGTTCACTCTGGAGAAATCCACCGCTGGCAACTGCTGCTGCTCAAGCCAGCGCAAGTTATACAGAGCGCGGGCCTGGGACTCCGGAGATCTCAGCTCGATACCTTTGGCGAGATCACGCTGTTTCAGCACATGCGCTAGCAACGCCAAAGTGATTAGGCGTTGCTGGCCATCGATGATGCTCAAAACATCGGAGCGCATTCGCGGTGGGCGAGATTGATGGATGATGATGCTACCCAAGTAGAAGTCGTGCTCTGGAGGTATTGCATCGTCAGACAGCGAAAAATACTCGGTGAGATCGAGCAGTAGGCGTTGCAGGTGCTTGACCTGCCAGCGATACGGGCGCTGGTACTCGGGGACGGTTAAGCGGCCGCTAATCGGACTGCCATCGCTGCCGAGTATCGACTCTCCGCCAAGCAAGGTAGCAACAGAGGTGCTGGCTACGACGATATCAGGTGTTACGAGGCCGCTTAGCGTCTGAACCTCGTTCTTGAGGGGCTGTGTCATGTGCAGAATTCTTCCGTGAACAAAGGAGCGAAGGGGAGCGATAGACCAACCCACCTCTAAATGGTGTCACACCGACATCATCGTACGAAACCAGAATCACCACCAAATACTAGGTATCGGGATGGATGATGCTCTAGATAAGGCAAGCAGACTGAAGGCTAACCTGACGACCACTGCGGCCATGCCAAGGTTGCCGCATCTCCGCGATTGGCAAGCGCCGGTGAGTGGTTGCTCATGGCCCAGGCCGTGTAAAAACATCGCCGGTGGTGGGAATCCAAATGGAGGGTCGATTTCCTGCCCTCCGAGTGGGGTGTACACGCGCCTGACTCACCAATCAGGTGCAGGCTGTTATCCGGGGCGGAGATTTCCGTGACGCCCCGCGATGAGTACAAAGGGCCATCAACTGCGCTTCAGACTTTCATCGCCGCCATCAGGGCGTTACTGCCCAGCAGGTTCAGTACCCGTTTGAAGTTGTAGGCGAGCGCATGCAGGCTCATTTCCGTGCTCACCCGGTCGAGCGTCTTGGTGAAGAAATGGGTGGCGCCCATCCAGGCCTTCAACGTGCCGAACGGATGCTCCACTGTCTGGCGGCGGATGCGCATCATCTCCGGTGCCTGATCCAGGCGGTACTGCATCGCGTCGAGCACCGACTCATGTTCCCAGCGACTCACCCGCCGCTGTGCGCTCGGTGTGCACTGATCTTTCAACGCGCAACCTTGGCAATGCGAACTCCAGTAACGGTGCAGCTTCAGGCCTTTCTCAACCGTCGCAAAACGCCAGATCAGGCGTTCTCCGGCTGGGCAGCGGTACTCGTTGTGGGCCGCGTCGTAGATGAAATCATCGCGGCCAAAGCGACCCGCTGCCGCGGCGGCCGAGGTCTTGGCCTTTGCCACCGCCGGCTCCTGGCGGTCGGCAGTGTCGAGCGCGGTGAGGTAGCGGCTGATGCTGGACTCGATCTCCTCCATCCGCCGTTGCAGCTTGGCACTGGTGAAGTTGCGGTCGCGATTATTGACCGCCTTGAACTTGCTGCCGTCGATGGCCACCAACTGGCCGCTGATGAGTCCGACCTGGCGGCAGAACTGTACAAAGGCACGGCAGGGGGGGGGGGGGGGGGGGCCACCAACGCCTCGGCGAACAAACCGAGCTGCTGGCACAGCACCACGAACTGCCGGCAGACCCGACGAATCGCCGTGCCGTTGTCCTTGCGGAAGTTGGCGATGGTTTTGAAGTCCGGCATCAGGCGGCCGGTGAGCCACATCAGCTCGACATTGCGTTGCGCCTCGCGCTCGAGGCGGCGACTGGACTGGATGCGGTTGAGGTAGCCGTAAATGTAGATCTTCAGCAGAACAGCAGGATGGTAAGCAGGCCGACCAGTTTCCGCCGGGACCACGCCGTCGAAACCTAGTCGGCCAAGGTCAAGTTCATCGACGAACACATCGACCACCCGCACCGGGTTGGTCTCCGCCACGTAATCATCCAGGCTCTCGGGCAGCAGTGTGCTTTGGCCTCGACACTCGCCCTGGATGAAACGCTTCATGGGCCGCCCCCGCTATGAAATCCGTCGGAAGCATAGCAAGGGCGCGGTCCACGTTTTTACACAGCCTGGGCCGCTAGAAGCCTTCACTAGGCGCTCCGACGGCAATGCGCTCGCTAAAAACACTCGACCGACTCCCCTTCACGTCGAAGCCAACTTCTCCGGTGGGGCAAAAAGTGGGGCAAAAATCAGAGACCTTCAAAAACCAGTCGGCATAAAAAAATCCAGCCACCGTTAAGTGGCTGGATTTTCTAGGGTTTTTTGGTCGGGACGGAGTGATTCGAACACTCGACCCCTTGCACCCCATGCAGCGGACCCAAGCCACCTAAGCCCATGATTCTGCAAAGGAATCGTCTTAATCCGGGCGCCCAAACTACAGCGTTTTCTGTGTTTTTGCAAACGACGCAATGCGGCCTCCAGCGGAGGTTTTGCGCAGCCTGACCGCGCCTTTTCCGGCCCCCGTCGCCATGCACGACATGCTGGGAAATTAGGCTGAAACGCCCGTCACACACGGGCTAGATTGGGCGCTCGCTGCACCTGAAAGCCCATCAATGCCGATGGCTGCGTGAGAGAGTCACGCAAAAGTCACGCAGGCGTGATGATGGCTCGCCCATCCGCCCTCGCCCGTTCTTGGCGCTTATCTCCCGCCTCTTAAGGCGGCTAAGCGCTGCGCCGGGCAAACTCCGACACTCTATCAATGCACTCAATCAGGAATCCGGGAACGCTGCCGTCGGCGGTGTAAAGTTAGCCGTGTAACGAGCTACACCCTTGGTGATCCGGACTTCGTCCAAGCGGCCGTTCCAGCCGTATTCTGCCGATGAACTCGCCGCGCCAATGTTCAGGGGCGCCGTATTGGTCATCAGCGCCCCGCTAACCGTTGCGGTTCCGTCTGCGATCCCGTCAATAAAGAGTCGCAGAGTAGTGCCATCGCGAACCAGGGCGAGGTGGTGGTAGGCGTTCAGAGAGAGCCCTACGGTGCTGTCGATCGTGACCCATGACGACCCCGTCGTTGATACCTGGGCGGCTAGACCTCCAGTGCTCTTCATTTCTAAGTTGAACGGAGCGAAATTCGCTGTGGAGTCGCGCTTAGTGAAGATCCCATAGACCACGCTCGGCGTGGCTTGTCTGCGCACGAAGCCCTCAATCGTGAAATCACCGCTGCCGAAGTCTAAGTCGGCGTGGTCGGCCACTGTCAGGTAGTCGCCGGTGCCGTCGAACAGCCCGCAGGCGGTGCCGAACTTCTGGTCGGTGGTACTTAGTTGAGCGTTGCCGTTGGTTGTGATCGTCTTGACGGTGGTCGAGCTGTCGAGGAATGTGGTTGAGCCATTGCTGCCGTCCATGTGGGCCAGCAGCACGACGCTGGCGAAAGACGGATCATTACCGCTTGCGGCAAGGATGTAGGGGTTGATCAGCATGCTCATGGCTGATACCCGATCAGCGTTACCTTCAAACCCTTGGCCGTACCATCGCCAACCTGGTCGAGGTCGATGGTGATCTCGGCGTCATCGGTCAGGTTGGCAGTGGAGATCACCGCCGCGATGGCGGCAGTGACGCTGGTTTTCTCGGCGTTATCGATGGTGATCTTCGTCGACAGAATGGTCGTGCCGTTCTGCTTGATGTTGATGGTCAGGATCGAGCCACTGGTCTGCGCCGTGTTTAGCGAAGCACGGACACCGGTCAGCGTCATGGCGTAGGGCATGCGGAAGGTCACCTTGCTGGTACCAGACGACAGTGCGGTAGTCTCGTCGGAGCAGGCAATGATGATTGGCGCCAGGACGGTCACTCCCCCGGTTTTCCCGTTGACGGAAGCCACTGCCCCTGCCGAACTATCCGGAAGTGACCAGGCGGTGCCAGTGTAGCCATAGACCTTGGGCACGCCGTTGGCGTCCAGTTCGTCCAGTATCCGCACCGTCCAGCCCGCCGCTGGCACGATGAATTGCCAGACCCCGGCACCGTCTAACCAATACGCCAACTGCCCTGTCTTGCCACTCCAATCACCGGTCGGTGAGCCGCCCACGATGTACAGCGCCGCGTTCGCAGGAGAGCCGGGCGGGTCACTCAGGTCCTTGTCCAGCGCCACCGGCACCAGCAACTGGTCAATCTGTGCCAGCGCCGCGTTGACGTTTAGGTAGTTCGCCTGACCATTAGCGGTCTCGGTAAGCTTGGTTTTCTCGGTCGTCACAGGGTGACCTCCAGAGGCAGGCCGCGGCCAACCGTGGCCGAGAGCTCATAGATGCGGAAGGTGATGGACGCCGGAGCCGAACCGAAGTCGGTGACTTGATCGGCAGCCGAGTAACTAAAATTGGGCGTGCTGGCAGTGATGGTGCGCTTCACCGTCGAGCCCGACATCACGTCAATCTCGTAGGCCTGGGTGGTTTCACCGATTGGCGCCTCGACTCCATTGCTCCACCAGCTGCTGCTGAACCGACTGCGGCGGGTGAACGTTCCGCTGAAGTTTGAAGAACCATCGCGCACGCCCTTGGCATAGACCGGGCTCAGGCATTTCAGGTTGATGCCTTGGTAGGTGAACGGTACGTCCACCGCGCTGTCGATGGTGGCGCCCGAAGTGACGCCCCGGAACGTCGTCGCCACACCGATTGAGCCGACAGACGTATCAATGAATAGGTTGTCCGGGTCATCCAGCAGCACGAACCAGTCGCCCAGCTGATGCAGACCGGTGGCCCACTCGGTGCCGCGATCGCCTCGCACAAAGCCAGACAGCAGGTAAGAGCCATCGGGTTGAAGGGCGGCGGTTTGAAACCGGATGATCTCCCAGCGCCCGCCCGTGCCGTAGGCGGCATAGTTCTGTCCGACCAGCATCTGGTCACGGCTGATGCTTTCCAGCTCCCCGGAGACCAGTGACACCGACAGCGAACGCTGGTCAATCAGCGCGCCAGTGCTTGCGGGCAGGATTCCCGCAGCCGTGCCGAGGGTGGCCTGGCCGTCGAAGCCTTGAAGCTCGTTCCAGATCTGACCGCTGTCCACGGAGCGGAACGCAATTCCACCCGGCCAAGCGGGGCTGTAGCCAGTCATCGCACCAACGAAACCGGGCGAGTTCTGCACCGTCTCGTCCACCATAGGAATGTCCAGCGGCAGGAAGATCGAGGGGCCAGGCACGCCAATGGTGCCATCCGGCTCCACGCCCTCCCCGCCCTTGGCCGTGCTGGTGTACAGCGCAGCGCGGTTCGGCTTGGCTTCCCACTCCGTCCGACCGGATGGCGTGTAGTTACCCTCGGTCAGGCGCAGCTCAAAGGTGGCCCACGGCGCCACGACAGTGACCACGTCGGCCGGCTCCAGCGCCAGGTAGGTCGGCGGCAGGCTGAACGAGGCCGGCGTCCGCTCCAGCCAGGGCAGGTTGACCAGGATGTCCGCCATCTGCGCGGCCTCATCGGCCGTCATCACCAGGGCAAGATCGCGATCAACCCGGTTGATGGCCTGCGTATTGATGCGCGGTTTGCTCTGCTCGCCGATGGCGTACTCGCGCGCCGCATCCAGGTACTTGATGCTGACCAGCGCCGGAAGCTGGGTATCCATCTCCCGGGATTCCTTGAGCAGGTCGCCCGGGGTATCGCCATCCGAGGCACCCAGGTCTTCCCAGGGGATGGTCATCACCGAGGCTTGGCCGCGCGGCACGCACTTCAGCTGGTAACCGGACTGGATGATGTCGAACGGGAAGGCGCCCTGTAACGGCTCCAGCGCACTACGGATGCTGCCACCGGACACGCGATACCCTCGAACATCGGCCGTCAGCAGGCTGGCATCAAGATCGGAGGCGCTCAACAGGCTGGAAAGCTCGACCTCCTGCTCAACGATACTGGACAGCGGGACCAGTTCAGCCGTCGCGGTCTGCAGGAGGTAGTAGGTGATCTCAGCCGTTTCCCCGTTGAGGAACGCCACGGCGCCATTGCCAACCCCCCACGACGAGTTGGCCGCGATGGGCGTAAAGGGCAGCACATAGCTCTTGCCGATCGACCAGCCGTCAAACTCATAGATCGTGCGGTTGGCCGCGCGCAACACATAGAGCTTGCCGTCGCGGTGCATGATCCCGTCGACATCGCCGGTCAAAGCGGACTGCCAGCCGGTCGAGGGCAAACCAACGCTGTGGTTCTGGATCAGCGCCAGGGTGTCCGGGTGGCGCTCGTCGATCGTGCCGTCAGCGCGCAACACGTAGAGCACGCCGCCATCCGAGGTGATGTGGCGCGCCCCGCTGTCGGTGTAGGACACGCTGCTGGTCAGGGAGTGCACGCGCGGCGGCGATTCGTAGGCAATCAGCCAGGCCCGGCTGCCGCGCTTGCAGTATCGGCAGCTGCCCGGGTAATACCCGAGCGTAGGCAGCGGAAAGGCCGCGCCGTCGATAGTCACGCTCGCGCCGTAGCCGTAACCAAAGGACGGGCCATCCGCATCGCCCGCCAGCGGGGAAGCCCGGTTGAAGAAGTCAGTGGTGATTGTTCGCGGTTCAACCAATGAACGGTTGGCCTTGAAGGCCGTCACCAGTTCGTAGCTGAGCGGGTTGGTGCCATCGGACGACTTGGTAATGTTGACATAGGACTGCAGTGACGGCCCCATCATGTAGGCGGAAGCGCACGAGGCGAAGGCATTGCCCTGCACGAATGGCACGCCAACCACGCCCTGCACCGCTTCACTGACGCCGTTGACCGTCAGGTCGGTCACCACCTCCACCTTGAACTGCGCACCCTGCAGGCTGTTGCCGTAGTCCGCCAGCGGGAAGTCGTAGAAGGCGAGGTAGGCTTCACCCCTGTACGCCGGCGCATTGCCCACGCCGACATCCGCCTCGTAGCGCGGATCCGGCAGCTGGTCGTCGGTGCCGAGGTAGACCTTGAAGCCGGTCGCCGCCTGGTTGCTGGCGATGATGGTTTCCAAGTCGTCCGAGCCGGCGTTGTAGATCAGCTTGTCCGAGCACCAGATGCGGCGGATGCCCGCGATGGAGCCGATACCCAACGACAGGAAGAAGGTCGCCGAGTAGTACGCCACTGGCGCGGCCTTGGCGCTGCCGCCCTTGCCGCCGGACTTCTTCTTGCGGATGGTGACCTTGAGCGCGCCGTTCTCGATCCAGGTGACATTCCCATGTACGGGAATGGTGCCGTAGAAGCGCGTCAGCATGTCGCCGTACTTGGCGGTCTGGAAGTTCTTGTCGTTGATCTGGGGGCCGGGCTGGCTTGGGCCTTTGACAGGATCCAGCATGCCGCCGGCGGACAGGCCGATGCCGAACCCGATAGCAGCGCCGGCAGGACCGCCGACGAAGAAACCAATCACCCCACCAACAACGCCGCCGGCAACTGCTCCTGCGCTCATTGGATTCCCTCAAACCGAAATGCGTGGGTGATACGTGCACGCCAGACCGATGCCAGGCGATGCTCGACGACTGAGCCGCTGCGTTCGTAGGCATGGATGATTCCGAGGCCCGTGACGATGGCGACGTGCTGCGGCGCTTGGCTGAACCGCATCAACAGCACGTCGCTGGGGCGCAGATCGGACTTCGGGACCTCGCGGAGAAACGGCTGCCGGCGGATGGCCTGTTCGAGTTGGCCGTTCCAGGGATCGCGGCCATAGCCCTGGACGTCCTCGACCGGCAGGCCCACGGCTCGGCACGTGCAGACCAGTAGCCCAGCGCAGTCCAGGCCGCGACCGGGCACGCGCGCCTGGTGCTTGAATGGGGTCTTCAGCATGCTGCGTGCTGCGGCGATGATCTCTTCCGAGGTCATGACTGCCTCCCGATCTCGTTGTATTGGGTCGGGGCCGGGATATGCGGATGGCCACGCAGGTTCAGCGCGTTGTTCCACTTGCCAACGCAATCCTCGGTCAGCCGCTTGCGGCAGCCAGGAATCATCTCGTACTGGTCCCCCACCTCTGGCATGTAGAACCAGGCCTCTTGGGTGAAGATCACCCCGCCCGTCTGGGTATAGGCCTTGATTTCCAGCGGCTTCAGCCCGGCATTGGCGCCAGTGATGAAGCGAATGGCGCCGTTGCCGAAGTAGTCGTCCACTTCGGTGCGGGCGCTGTCGGCGATGTAGTACTGATCGGTGACGCTGGTAATGGTGCCGGTGACCAGCAGGCTGGCGTAGTCCGGACCGTCCGGCGCCGAGCGCGGGCCGGTGCAGCCGCTGCGGGTATAGGGCAGCTTGTCGGCGGCACCGAGGAAGCGGTCGAGGAACACATTCTGGCAGGTGGCGGAATAGCTGTAGCCGGGCGACTGCGACAGGGCATCGATCAGCGCCATGAATTCGATCTTGTAGCGATCATCGACCAGTTCGGCCTTGCCGAAGGTGTAGGCCGCGCAGGGCTCCTCGTCCTCGATCGGGATGTACCAGGAGGTGGCGAAGACGTAGGCCCTGGCGTTGTCCCACACCCCAGAGGCCACTTCCTCGCGCGAGAGTTGGCCGATGGCCGAACTGACGAAGCCGGCGAAGTCGACCGATGACGCGGAGAAGCTGCTGGTGGCCGACAGCCCGCTGAACTCATAGCCGGAACCGGTCAGGTAGACCGTGGCGTTGCTCATCGGCAAGTCGGTCGGGTGCGCAGAAAAGCGCAGGGTCGTCCCATTCAGGGCGGCCAAGCGGACGCAGTACACCCGCGTCTTCCAGTCGGCGACGTGTGCTTTCATGGGGCTCCAGAAACGACGAAGCCCGCGCGCGGCGGGCTGTTCGGAAGGGGGATGGTTTACGGGTTGAGCAGCTCTACGAGCCGTAGTCCGGAGACGTCGAAGATGCCGCGCCCCAGCGCCTGGGTGCTGAACGCCGAATCGAATGCCACGGGGGTGTCGAACTCACAGCCGGCGGTGAGCAGGTCGCTGCCCGTGTCCAGCGGGTGGGTCTGCACCGTGCCACCGCTGGTGTAGGTGCTGAAGGCCGTGGTGTTGATATCGACCTGGATGTGCGTACTGTCCGGCTTCGCAACGATTGGCCCGCGGAGGCCGTTGATCTGGGTCATCCCCAGCACGTCCTTGAACGCCACCGATTCCCCCACCAGGAAGGAGTTGGTGCCGACATCGACCACCGCTTGGGCGGCCTGGCTGATGCCGACAATGGCATCGGTCTTGTTCGCTGACAAAGTGATGCGGCCGGTGGTGGTGTCGACCGACCATTGTGCTGGCGGCAGTACTTGCCCATTCACCGCGACGGCCACTTCGCCCGCCACCGGCTTGTAGATGATCCGCTTCGGTCGCCCGATGCTGGCCAGACCCGGCTTGTCGCGGCCGTACTCCTTGAGCAACTGGTACACCCCAGCGCTAACCTTCAGCAGGATGCAGTCGGTGGCGGTGTAGGCCGACACCCCATCCAGGGCGGTTGTGAAGTCGATCCAGCACTTCACCCGGAATCCGGCAAACCCCTTGTAGGTGCGATAGAACAGGCTCTGAACTTCCAGGGCCAGATCTTGCTGGTCCTTCACATAGTCAATGTTGAAAACGCGGTACGGCTTGCCGTTCCACAGAGAGACGTGCCGCCCACCACCAGCCGTCATCGTGACTTCCGTGAAGAAGTCATCATCGGCTTCGGCGCCAATGCGCATACACGGATTCAGGCGTTCCTCGATGAACTCGCCCATCAGGCGTACCTCCCAGAGCCAGCCACGCCACGGGCGATGGATCGCTGCACGGCGGCACCTGCCTCACGGGCTTCGCGCGCATTGGTCACGCCGGGCAGGCTGATGTTGTAGGTGTTGCCGCCGCCAGAACCGCGTCCGCCGGTCATGCCCGCCTGCACGCGGTCCAAGGTGGCGTCCAGCTTGGCGCTGGTCTCGGCAGTGGTGACTCGCTCGCCCTTCTTCAGGTTCCAGGTGCCGTCCTCGGGGATCGACATGATGCCGTCGTGGGCCTGCCCTTCAATACCAATAGAGGCGATATTGCCGACCAGACTGGCGGTGGCTGCTGTTACGGATGCCATAGCGGCCAAGTTGGCTGGGAACGGGTTGGCGGCCGCCAAGGCGATACCTTCCTGAATGGCGATGGCGGCGCGGGCAATCGCAATCCCTTTTTCAACCGCGAAAAGCGCCTTGTAAATTCCAGAAGACTCACCGGCGTAAACACGGGCCATCTCGGCCAAGCTGCCAAAGGTGCTCTCAGCCGCTGACAGCTGCACGAGCTGACGATTCTTCTCGATATTGGCTAATTGCTCCTGGTGCTGCCGGGCCAGGTCTTCCTCTTGCGCATTCCATTCGGCATTCAGGTCGGCACGCTCCTGGCGGTTCTTCGCCAGTAATTCCAGCTGTGCGGAGTACCACTCCTCCAGCTCTTCCTGAGCATCGTCGATCTTCATCAGTTCGCCGGCAGGGCCGCCGATCGTAGCGTCGATGCCGCCGAATTCCGGCGCATCTGAAAACGCTGCGTCGACGGCGCGGCGCGTTTGCTCTCGCCGCTCACCTTCTGGCAGATCGGGCATGGACTCGATTATCCGCAGCCTTTCCTTCAACTGGTCAGTGAGCTGTTCCTCTTCAGTGCGCAGATCACTGACAACGCCCTTGTAATCCTCTTGAATTTTCTTCTGCTTCTCGAAGGCATCCACGGCATCCAGAGCGGCAGCGGCCTGATCCAGCTGGGCTTGAGTGGCGCCATCCAAGGCCAGTTTGAACAGCGTCTCCTGCTTGGTCGTCAGCCCCAGGGTCGCGGCCTGCAGCTTCAGGGCGTCCACCTGCGACTGAATGGCATCAGCGGCCTTCTGGGTCTTCTCGGTGTTCTGGTCGATAACGATCCCGGCAGACTGGCCGCGCGTCTTCGACTGCTCCAGCAAGTCAGCGATGAGCTTTATGCGTTTGGCGTAGTCGCTCTCCGCGCCCTGCCCCGACCCGGCATTCCAGATGCCGTCCAGCACCTTGGCATAGCCTTCTACACTCTGGCCGACATCCTCGAAGCCGACATCAAGGGCGTTCTTGAAGGCGTCGAAGTTCTTCGCCACCTTGGCGCCGATCACCGGAGCCGACAGCGGCCCCAGCAGCAGGTCGCTGGCCTCCACGCCGGCGGCGCCGAAACCGGCCGCCAGCGCGGCAATGCTCTTGCCGACCGCCTGGAACGCGGCATAGGCCCCGAATGCCGTGGCGGCCAGCCCCTTGAGGATGCCGCCGAACGTCTGCCCCGCCTCCTTGGCGATGTCGGTACCGCCGGCCACGGTGAACAGTTCGCCGGAGAGGTCGGCCAGCACCGGCAGCAGGCCGGCGGCTACCTGATTGCGCAGCCCCTGCAGAGCTTGGTCGGTCAGAATCGACACCGCCTGCAACTCAGTCGCCGCGCGGATGGTGTCGTTGTCGAGGATCGCTCCGGCCTGGGCGGCTTGCTCACCCAGCAGCCGGAACCCCTCGGCGTTGTTCTTCAGTAGCGGCAGCAACGCCGTGGCATCGCTGGCAATGGCCTCTAGGTAGAAGGTCATGTCCTGCTGGCTGGCACCCGCCTTTTCCAAGCTGGAGACATACAGGCCCAGCGCCTCTGGACCGGACAGCTTGCGGAACTCATCAGCAGTGACCCCAACCTTCGGCGCCACGTTGTCGAAGAAGTCCGCAAGCGCGCCCCCGCCGGTCTGCAGGAAGTCGCCAACCTTGTCGTTGACGTCCTTGAAAATGTCGGCGAGTTTATCCTGCTCGATGCCAACCGCTTGGGCGCCCGCGGCGTACCGCTGGAACTCTTCCGTGGAAGCGTTGGCGACCTGTGACAGGCGAGTGATCTCGGCGGCCGTGCGTACCGTGTTGACCGTCAGCGCCGCCAGCCCGGCAGCGGTGGCCACCGCCACGCCGCCAATGGCTTTGCCAGCGACTTCAGCCGACTTCTTGATATCGGCCATCCGCTTCTGAGACTCGCGGGCAGCCTTATCCAGCGGCCCGGTGAAACCACCGATGCGCGCGACCAGATCGAGCGTCAGGGTGCCGAGGGTGTTGGCCATCTGGATCTCCGGTCAGCCCCAAGCAGCCATAGCTTCCTCAAGGGAGGCATCAGGCTCAGGCTCGTGCGGCATGAAGTCATATTTGGTGAATCTATGGGCTTTGCTGTTCGCGTTCGCATACATAGCTGCGAGCATCGCTGCGTTGTGCTCGACGCGCATGCCGAGGTGTAGACTTCCGCGCTTGGCCCGGTACTTTTGCCAACTCAGGAACTCCGGGTAGCTCAGCCGGTGCTGTGCTTCGGCGATGGTTCGACCACCGACTCCACACAGCACCAACTCGTGCCAGAACTCGTCTAGCTCGCTGAGATCGGCGTCTTTCCCAGTTGGTTAACTTCGGCGATCACCGCCAGAAGGGCCATGGTCAGGTTGCCATCCAGGGCGCCACGCTCCTGATCGGCATCGCCGGTGATGTCGCCGACCGTGAACACCGGCTTGCCGGCCTCATCACAGATGCTGGCGGCGATGCGCCCTGCCACGCCATCGACCTTGCCGGCAATGGCCTGCAGGTCCGAGACCGCAGACTTGTAGGACAGCGGGCGGACGTACACGGTGGCGGTGAATTTCTGTTCTCCCTGGCGCCAGGTGATTTCGCGCTCGACCGGGGCGCCGGTAAAGGCGCCCACCTCCTTGAGGGATTCGATGCTCAGCTGCATGGGTTACACCTTCTTGATCCAGGCGCCTGGGCCGGATCGCTGAATGGAAACGGCAGTCTTTACCGTGGTGTTGGCCGCGAAGTCGAACGGGAAGTCGCCGACATAGCCATCGAACAGAAACCAGGTGCGAGTGGTTGGTAGCTCGAAGTCATTCGAGCTATCGAGGGTCGGCGCAATGTCCTTGCCGTCCGACCACCCAAGCGCCCAATGCATCGAGTCGAACTCCTCGTCGTCCGACTCCGCCGCCTCGTGAAGGCGGAGGTGCGATTCGTTGCGCGGGTCCGCATCAATGGTGAAGGTGGCCTGGCCTGGAGTGCGCATGCCCTTCAGGTACTCGCGGGTGGTTTTGTTCAGGCACTCGACGACGATCTGATCAGCGGGGTTACCGCCGCCGTTGAAGTTGTTCATGCACTCAACTTCGACAATCTCGAACTCGCCAGGGGTGGTCGAGGACGGGAAGATGCCGTAGAGCTGCGAGCCCTGCGTTTTCATCGCCATGGGTGTTCTCCTGCGGGTTTCTTGAGGTACAAAAAAACCCGCACTTGGCGGGTTAGGTTTGGGTTATCGGTTATCTAGGCGTCCACCAGTCCACGTCGAAGCTGACGCGGTAGTGGTTTGTGACAGGGTCGCGTGACTCGCCGCCCCATCGGGTGATGTGCGCGTGCGGCTCGATGGCATCGCGCAGCGCCTTGGCTGCATTGCGCGCAGCAGTCGCTGTGTCGGCGTAGACGTCCACCTGAATCGCGAACCGGTCGATGTCGGGGCGCTGACTCAGGAAGTTTTCCGGGGCACCACCGATGCCCTGCCAGGCGGCATAGGGCCGTGCGACGTTCTGCGGCGCTTCACCGAAGGGGTACAGGCGCACTGGATTATTGCCGAGCGCAACCTGAACCGCCGCATCAGCGGCGCAGACTTGAAACAATGGCGCAAACATCAGACCCCCTGGGCGGCCTTCTTCTGCGCGCGCTTGATGGCGCGATCGATGGCCTTCTCGTATTCGGTGACGAAGGTACTGGTGACTTCGCCGATATGGTCGGCAAGGGCGGAACGCATGAAGGGATCGGCACGCATCTTCTCGGTACCGAACTCCAGCAGGCGCCAGTGCGGCGTCGGGGCGTTCTGCGTGGTGTCGACGGCGTCGCCCTGCTTGGGCAGGACCGCGCCATGCAACACCCCGATGCGGAATCCGAGGTCGCCAGTACGCTTGAACAGCCGGCCATTCCAACGCAGCGCGATGTTGTCCGCGATGCTCCGGCCGGTCTGGGCGTCATCCACCCGGCGAGCGCCTTCCTTCGCGTTATTGGCGACTACCTGCGCGGCCTTACGCAGAGCAGATCGGCCGCCCTTCCGCTTGACGTCGTAGCTGATCGCTTCCAGCTTCCCTAGCAGGCTATCAAGGCCAATGATGCTGAATTCAACGTCAGCCATGACGGCGGAACACGAAGCTGGAAATGCCTTCCCGGCCGAGCTCGGATTCCACCTGGTTCATGTCGACCAGATGGAAGCCCTGGCGCTCGCACCAGGCGATCAGGCCATGCAGGGTCCAGTAAAAAATGTGCTCCCCAGGCTTGTAGTGCTTGGAGTGCAGGCAATCCAGCTGATCCTTGTAGATCGGCATGGAGACGAACAGCCATTCGCCGACGTGATCCAGCAGCTTTTCCGGCTCCGGGATGTGCTCCAGGCTGTCCCAGCAGGTGATCGCTTCCGCGTGGTGCTGATACGGGTCGTAATAGCGCCCCTGAGCTTTCAGCCAGGCTACGGCCTCCGGATTCACGTCGAAGCCCATGGCATCTGCCTCGGTGACGAAGCGCCCACCACCGATGCCGATGTCCACCACCTGGCCGGCGAAGTGCTTGCGCACCAGGTCAATCCTGGCCTGGGTGAGCGCTGCGCCCATCGGGGTCGCGTCGAGCAGCTGGTACTTCTCGAAGTACGGGCCGCAGTAGTCCATCGGCGGGCGCGGGTGGTAGCCCATGCCCAGCTCGTCAGACCAGAGCAGGCAGTCGGTCAGCCCAGGCGGCAAAGCGTGCGTCATAGTCGGCGATCCTTTTGTCACAGGTGTGCTGCTTCTGGGTGCAGCGGCAGAAGTTGTCCGGTACCGCGAAGGTGAGGCGGGACAGGTCCATGCAGGGATCGGTGATGTGCTCAGGGCTGTTAAAGCCGCCCTGCCCTCCACAGATGATCCAGGCCGGCACCTTCGCGGCGATGGCTGCTGGGACGATCCAGCCAATGCCGCCAATTACCGCGTCGGCGTTCTGCAGCAGGGCTAGCAGTTGCTCCACCGGCAGTTCGCCCTGGTGGAACCGAATGTCCGACGGCGGCAGCGGGTCCAGCGCCCACTCCTTGCCGGCCTCCAGATCCGCCACCGAAACGACCTTCCAGCCGCGCCGGCGCATTTCGGCGGCGGCGCTGGCGATGTACTGCGGGTCTGGGTTGCGCGTATCCGCGCGCCACTCCGTGCGCACCGTGGCAGGGCGGACCAGCGCATAGCGTCCTTCCACCGGCGACGGCCCTAAGTCCGGCAAGTCGAATGTGCCCGGCGCGCTGCGGAAGGCTTTGCGCAGCCCCTGGATAATCGGGTCGCGGCCGTAGGCGATGCGCAGTTGCGGACCGCCGACCGGCGCATGCCAGGCGTGCTCGCGCTGGAGGTTCTTGCCCTGGGTGCGCAGCTGGGTTTCCGGGCGGACGCATTTCACGTCGAGGTCTCGGTACAGCTGCGGCCAGCAGGTTTCCAGATAGGCGCCGGGATAGCGTTTCACGAAGGCCCGGGCGTAGATGTTGTCGCCCAGGCCCATCATTCCCTTGATAAACAAAGCGCCTCCTCAAGCGACATGCGCGGAAAGCACGTCAGCGCCGTTTCCCGGCTGCAATTGATGACCTCGGCGCCGTGGCGAGCCAGCCGGCCGAATTGGTTCGCCCATTCGGCGCAGCGCCGATGGTCCGGGTTCTTGGTCTTCTGGTGGTCGCCGTGCCAGTGCGTGCCTTGGCGCACCGAGCAATCGAAGCCCAGCAGCAGCACCCGGGCCGCACCGAAGCTGATCGCCAACTCGATGGCGCGGTAACCGCTGTTCAGCACGGATTGGCCCTTTCCGTTGGAGTTGATCCCAAGCGCCTTGGCGGCGTTCTGGCTGTGCGTCCAGCGCTCAGCGGGAATGTCGATCTCGGTGCCGTAGGCGTCCCACCAAGCCGCATCGCCGGCATAAAGCACGTCGGCGAACCGTGCGAGCTGCCATGAGTTGTTAACGGCGATGGTTGGCAGCCGCGCCGATTCCACTAGACGGCATTCCTCAGCGCGCAAGCTGGGTCCGCTGGCGATGCACGCTACCGTGCAGCCAGTCCAACGCTTGTCGGTCATGTCAGCCCTGATTGACGCCTTGCGACACGGGGATGGTGAAGTATTCCAGGCCGCTGTCCTTGTCCGGCAGCAGTCCGGCGATGTTGTAGATCTTGCCCTTGTGCAAGATGCGCATAGAGGCGTCCAGGCCATCGCGGAAGCGCAGCGTGATGCGCGCCACCACCTGTGACTGGGTGGCTTTGGCGGCGATGAACTCGCGGGCGGACAGCGGCTCAATGGCGCAGGGTACGGCGGCCCAGACAGTCGCCCAACCTGGAACCATCTCGCCGGTCACCGGGTCCTGCACATCGGCGCGCTGCTGAATATCGATACGGTGGCGAAGGCGGCCGGCGGACAGGCTCATGGCAATCTCTCTTCCCATCGGGCTTTGATCACCCCGATGAAGTCGGTGAAGGTGAGCCGCCAGTAGAAAATCGCGGGTGGCACACCACGCTCAGCCCCGCCTTCACCGCCCACTGTGGAGGCGAAATTGCTGTTGGAGGCCGCCTTGAGCCGCGACACGTCGAGTTGAGTCACCCCCGGCACGCCGGTGCCCGTCAGCGTACCGCCGGCCACCAGCTGCACCATAGGGGTATAGGGCGGTTGCGGCTTTTCGGTCATGGTGTTGGTGGCGATGATCGGCAGGGTTTCGCTGAACGTACCGCCTTCGGTCAAGCCATCGCCCGGGCGTAGGGTTTCAATCCGTGCGCTACCGGCTTCCGCCTGCACCTGAAACTCGAAGAGGATCACATCCACCGGCACGGTGATCTTGATCACGAAACTGCCATTGGTGGCCGATTCCCATTCGCGGAAGGTGCGGAACTCGCGGCCTGAGAAAAAACCGGTCTGCGCCACATCCACCCGCAGCCGGCGATTCGGCCCATCACCGCCATCGGTGAGCAGGTCAAATGGCGGATGGGCAATCACCCGGTCGGCATGGGCGCCATCCAACATGTCCGTTTCTTTGCGCCATGGGCCGCCAAACAGCTTGCGGAAGAAGTCAGCCATGCTTCACCTCACGCCAGGGCTGGCGTGCGCAGGGGATATAGCAAGGCGGTGACGGGCTTGGGCAAATAACCCTGCTCAAACGCGCCATCCGGGTTCTCGTCGCGGTCCTTGTACAGATGGCCGACCATGATCAGCACGGCCGCCTCAACCGCGCCGGCGACCACCTTGTCGCCGCTGCTGTCGCGGAAGTACTCGGGGTTGCCGTTACTGTCGAGCACCGGATCGTCATTGCTGTCGCGCTCCACCTCATAGGGTGAGCCCGACTTCAGATAATTCTTCACCGCGCCGGAGGCCGCCTGAATGTAGGTCGTGATGAGGGTGTCGTCCTCGTCGTGATCCATGTTCAGGTGCTGCTTGGCGCGATCCAGGGTGACGTACATCATTTGATGCTGACCCCCTTGCTCGGATCATGCCGCGAGGCGTTGTCGCGCAGGTCCTTGCCGTCGCGACCCTTCTTCACCGCGCAACGCCAGTCGGTTTCGCCGGAACCCGGCACACCCTGCGGGGCGTCGCATTTGGCGATCCAGAAGCTGCCACCGTAGGACACGCCGTCGCCTTGCTCATAGGTGCCGTCGTGCCGGTAGGTGTCGCGGTCAATCACGGCCGGGATCTTCACCGACTTCTCGATCACGGTTTCGCCGGCCTGCAGCTTCACGGTGACGGTGCGCCCGTCATCACCCAGAACCATGTCGAAGGACTCCAGCGGCAGCGCGTCGCGACCGTCCTGCGGCTTCGGTATACGATCTACGGCCTTCTCGAAGGTATCGCGCGCCTGGCGCTCCCAGGACAAGGTCAGGTCGGAGAAGCGCCGCTCGAAGGTGGCGGCCACTTCCTCGACGCTGGGCACGGCTGGCAATTGGATGGCCTTTACCAGGTCACTCAGATGACTGCGCAGGGCGTCCATGTCGGCATCCCGTCCTTTCTCTGCCGGCGGCAGGGCTTTCACCGCCTCGCCCACCAGCTCAACCAGCAGTGGGCGCACGTCTTCAGCGGTAACCGACTCGCCATCTTTCGGTGTCGGCACCTCGGCCACGGCCTTGGCCACCTCTTCACGGATCAGCGGTGCGACATCCTCGGCGGTGACGCTCTGACCATCGGCAGACACCGGGAGCGCCTTGACCAGTTCAGCCAGGTGCTCCTTCAGCGCGTCCATGTCGGCATCGCGGCCCGGCTCGCCATCTTTCGGCGATGGGACCAGGGCGGCGGCCTGCTTGGCGACGACTTCCAGGTCAGGGCGCTCGGATAGGGCCTTTTCCAGCTGCTCGATGCGCGCCAGCAGCGGCGCCGTGGCTTCGCGGACGATGGTGCCCATCGCCTTGCCGAACTCTACTGGGTCGATCATTGAATGGCCTCAGTGCGTGCGGCTTGAACAGCCTTCATGAGAAACAGTTCCGCCAGGGCTTTCTGGGTTTGTTCGTCGGCATCAGTGCTCACCGACTCGGCGGCGGCTGGCTCTTGCGCCGGTACCGTTTCCTCGCTGACGCGGACGATGGTGTTCTGCCGGACCTGGTCCAGCGGCATGTCCTGCATCTGCATGTAGACGGTATCGCCGCCCTGGAGCGGGGGCAGATTGAAGTCGTAACGCGCGTCGTTGATGGTCTCGATGCTGCCGTCGATGAGCGTGCGGTGGTAATCGGCTTTCTTGCCAGCATCCATGCGCATCAGCACCGTCTCATCCATGTCCACCTTGTACGGAGTGGCGTTCAGGCCCTCGGTGATCAGGGTTTCCATGGCTTGGATGTGCGACTGCAGGGCGTCGTCGTAGTACAGTTGGTTGATCGCGTCCACGCCTAGCCCGGACGGGATGGTGCCCAGTCCGACCTTGAACGGCGGGATGCCGAAGGGCTGGCAAATCTGCTCATCGGAATAGCGCAGTTGCTCGACCATCTGCGAATCCACGGACTTCGAGGCCAGGGAAACGAACTGTAGACCGTCACCGACCACGGCGACCTTGCCGGCGTTGGATCCGGTGAAGTTCTCGTTCCAGTAGGTCTTGAGGCGGTCGGCCGTGCCGTCACTGATCGCGCCCGGGGCGGACAAAATGCCGGACGGCTGCGCGTTGTTGGCGAAGAACTCGGCCGACGACTTCAAGATGCGCATGTTTTTCAGCGCCGGCCAATGGGCCGCGGCAATCGGCGGCAGGCCAATCAGCGGATGAAACGGGCAGATACAGCGGTCGTGGATGATTTCCGAGGCCGGCACGATCAACTGGCCGTCGTCATCGGGCAGCAGGTTCAGGTTGTCGGTGTAGAGCTGGTAGAACACCTCGCCGGAGTCGGACGCCAGCGGCATCACCCGGCAGGGATCGAGGATGTACAGGCCGACCACCACATTGCGGCTGTCGCGCGACTTCAGGACGTAGGTGTTGCCCTGGCTGAGCTTCGACAGCGCCCAGTATTCGCGGAACTGCTGGGCAGTCTGGTAGTGATTCGGCCTGCGCAGCACCGGGGAATAGGCGGCATTCTCCACCACCTCCCAGATGCCGTTGGAATTCTTCGCCTTCAGGGCGAACGGCAGCTTGCCGATATCGGTGGCAACGCGGGAAACGCAGGCGTAGAGCGTCGGGTACTGCAGCAGGCTATCCAGACGCTCTTCCTTGTTGCGCTGCCAGGCGCCCGTGAACGGCTCGCGAATCAGTGGCCACCAGCCACGGGAGACAGGCACATTTGACAGGGCCTTCTGCTGGCGAGTGATTTCGAAGCCGAACAGGCGCATCGGTTACTCCTGGGGTTGCTGTGCGACAATGAAGGCTTCCACATCGGGTTTGGTGATCGCGCCATCGGTGCCGGTACCGGCGACCTTGTTCAGGTCGATACCCGCAGACTCAGCCAGAGCCTTGGCCGCTTTCGAGACCTTGACTTCAACCTGCCGGACCAATCCGGAGGACGGCGGCAGAATCACCTCCGGCGCAATCGACTGACCTTCCTGATCCGGCCAACGGGCCCGCTTCATCTTCACCAGAATCCGCGCGTACCGCTCCGACATGCTTTTCAGCTGGCCGGTTTTCACATCGATAACTTGGACGCTCATAGACCCTCCAGGGAGTCAGGGGCGCCGAAGCGCCCCGTTCTCACTTAACCGCCCCAGTTGACACCGGTCAGGTAGGCAACCGCCGAGGTACGGCGGCGCGCCCAGCTGATGGTGCGCTCGGCGCGGAAGCCGACCAGGTTGCGCTGCCACAGCGACACGAGGACGGTGCTGGCGGTGGTCGGGTTGTCCGGCGCGTTGTCCATCTGCAGGGACGCCTCGGTGGACATCGACAGATCGATGCCGCCCTCGTCGCCCAGGTAGATGTCGCTGGCGTTGACTAGCGCCACGAGGGAGCCGCTGGAATCGGTCGGCACGAACTCCGAGACGATCACCGGCAGGCCGTTGAGGCTGCCGCCCATCATGGTGATGGTGGGGAACTCCGGCTGACCCAGGGCGTTGACCATCAGGCTCAGGGACAGCGCCATGGTCGCGGTCATGATGAACACACCGGAGGTCGGCGCGTTGTTGGCGGCGATGAAGGCGCTGAACAGCGCTTTCAGGTCGGCGCGCACCGCGTCCGCGTCGGTGCCGCTGGAGGCGATGCCCACCACACCGTTGAGGATGGAGGCCGGAGACACGCCAGCCGACGCGGCCTTGTCCGGGTCGATGAAGTCGATGTCCAGGCGCTGACGCAGGGCGGCGGCGAGCTGGTCACGGATGATGCCATCGGCGGACGGGCTGGAGTCACGGATGACTTCCATAGTGGCCACAGCGATGTTGGCGACTTTCAGCGGCTCCAGGGTATTGCGCTCGAAGTCGAACTTGGTCAGCGGCTTGGCCTGACCCTCGCCAACCCAGTAACCGTCACCGCCGGAGGTTTGTCCGATCAGCGGGACACGGAACGGCACGCGGCGCAGGCTGGGAATGCCGTTCTGGCCGAAGCGGCCGAGAATGGTCTGCGGGCGCAGGTACTCAACGAAGTCAGCGAAGACGCTGGTCTCATCACCCACCAGCGGGCCAGCCCAGGTGGCATCGGAAGTGGTGGCAGCGCCGACCGCGGCCTTGGTCACCAGGCGCTGGGTCGCGGCGATGACGTTGTCCTGGCCGTCATACAGCGCCTTGGCGATGCCGATGGCGTCACGGTGCTCCAGGTGGCCCAGGGCGAGGCACTTGGCGGCGCGCGCGAAGGCGATGCCGGGCTCCAGTTTCTGGGTGTTCTTGGCGCGCACCTGCAGGTCGCCCTTCATGTCCAGGGTCTTGATGCGCTGGGTCTGATCCTCAGCGACCGACTTGGCGCTGGCGGCCTGGGACTTCTGCATCAGTTTCAGGCGGCCGATGTGCTTGTCGATCGCATCGATCTCGGATTGCAGGGTGTCGAACTGCTCCGACTCCTCGGCGTCCAGGGTCACACCGTCTTCGGCAGCCTTGGTCATGATGGCTTCCATGTCGGCAGCCTTGGCGACGCGGGTTGCTTCGAACTCCGCGATCTGTTCTGCGATGGTTTTCATGTCATTGCCCTCCTCGGGCTTCGGAGACTTGAGGGATTTGGTGCGGGGTGCCGAAGCGCCGGCGGGTAGAGCACGGACGACCGTGACAGCTTTGCGGCCAAGCGCGGCCAGCTGCTTCCGATCGAGGGACTTGATGGTGTTGATGGTCGCTTCCACGTTGCACGGGACGGTGACCAGGGAAAGTTCGTAGACCTCGGACTGGATGAAGCGGATACCGCCGTCATCCATCCAACTGTACTCGATGGGGCTGAAGCCGATGGAGACACCACGGACCAGGCCAGCCTTGATTGACTGCCAGGCCTCGTCGATGCGGTCCTTGAGCTTTCCGGGCTCCTGAACATCGGCCAGCTTGGCGGTGAAGGTGATGCCCTTTTCGGTAGGCTTGTCGAAAGTGACGGTGCCGACCGGCTTGTCATGCCAGTGCTGCCACAGCAGCGGCATTGGGTTCTTGAACTGCACGCCGAGCGGTTCAACGATGTCGCCGACGCGATCGGGGCTCGGAGTAGTTGCGACACCGGTAATGACACGCTGGCCATCGTCCAGCGCCTTAACCTCGAGGACGCTATAGGCTCGATTCATTTCGGGGCTCCAGAAACGACGAAGCCCCGTAGTGCGGGGCCGTGGTGGTCTGGGCTCAGCCCAGGACGAACATCTGAAACTTCTTGGTCGCGGCCGGCGGGTTCAGCGCCATCAGCGTGACGGCGTTGAACATGGCCATCAGCGGGTCGATCTTGGCCGAGCCGCTGGCCTGCTTGGTGATCAGGATCGAGTTGGCGCGGGGTTCTACCCGGGCATTGCCGACGCACCAGGCCATCATGGGCTGGGCGGATGGGGCGAAACTCCCCTCGGCCAGCCAGCGTTCGGCGGTCTTGATCGCCCCGCCCAGCTTCCAGCCCTGGCTCACCCCGACAATCTTGTCGTTCGGGATGCCGCGCTCCTCCAGCTTGTCGAGGATGGCGCCCAGCCCGACAGGGTCGCAGCCGATCTTATCCAGCAGGCCGGCTTCATGGATCTGCTCGGCAATGCCCGCCAGCTCATCCACGTCGTCACCGACGCGCCTGACGAGCGTCAGGTGGCCTGCCTTGGCGAAATCCTGAAGGGCCGGGGCGATCTCCTTGCGGCGCTCCATCACCGATGGATGCGCCCAGGCATGTCCCCAGCCGAGCTTCCTTCCGGTTTCCTTCTCGCGCCCAATGGCGTAAGCACCGAGCAAGTCGTCCAGACCACCGCCGTCGATGCCGAGGTCTATCACCTCGCACCGCTTGAGCAGCCCGTCGAACGTGCATGGCTCAACAGCGCCTTCCCAGAAGTCGGCACCGGCCCAGCGGTCAGAGCGAAGAGCCAGGCCGATCTCGACATTGCCATGCTTCGCCAGAAAACCCCGGAACGACTCCTCTCCGCCGCTCTTGGCCTTGGCATACTCGCGGAGCAGAAACTCTTCGTCGACCGAATAGCCAAGGTTCGGATTCACCAGCGCCAGGTTCTCGGCCAGCAGGTGCTCCTTCCGATCCACCATCTCCGGCGGATGCTCGAAAATCACCGGGACGAAGCGCCTGTCTTCGATGACCCCATCCCGCACATCGCGGGCGTACTGGAGCTTCTGCTTGAACACGCCAGCCGGTGGCTCGTCCGACTGCGTCGTCAGGTAGATGACGAAACCTTCCGGGCGAGAGGCTAGGCCACCGATGGCTTCACGCAGCATGTTCTCCGCGTCGTGCCGCTTGCCGAAGAGCCAAAGCTCGTCGACCAGGGTGCCGACCGACTTCTTGCCGCCCACCGTGTTGGAGTCGGCGGCAACCACTTTCAGCGTCGCGCCGCTTTCCCGGTGGGTGATCGACTTGATGTGCGTCTGCACGTGCATCAGCGCGTCGAGATCTTCATCGCGCTGCGTCATGTCTCTCGCCGGGGCGTAGGCGTTGTTCGCCACCTCTACCGTGGGCGCGAGAATCGAGAACTCGGCCGACTGGCGCCAGTTCAGCACCAGGGCTGTCATCATGATCCCAGCGGCGATCGTGCTCTTGCTGTTCTTCTTCGGAATCAGGATGAACCACTCGGTGATCAGCCGGCGCCCGGTCTCCGGGTCGTAGGCGCCGAAAATCGAAGCGACCAGGTCAAACACCCAGGGAGCACAGGCTTCACCGAAAGTCGGGCTGCCCGGTGCGTCCACGATCTTGAGCTGCTTGAACACGTCCAGCGCATGCTCCGCCATCTCCGGGAAGATGGGCGGTGGGATGATCGAGTCGCCTCGGGTCAGGCGCTCAGCCCAGTTCGGACATGCGGTCGTCCATTCCATATCACTTCACCGCGCGCAACGGGGGCGGGGTCGAACCGAACTTTTTGCCAGCGGCCTTTGCGGCCTCGGCGCGCTCATCCTTCTTCCCGCCCTCACCCTTCTTCGCGTGGGTGTACTGCACCGCAGCGATCGCCGCTCGTAGCTGGCGATCACTCACGTCCAGCCGCCCCAAGGCGATTTCCTGAAGCAGCCCCAGCATGTCCATCTCCGGCACCTCAACCGGCGACGACTCGGCGCGCTTCAGCGCACCACCATGCGGTTGAGGTTCGAGGTACTCCTCGACAACCTTGGGCGCCTCATTTGCTGATTTCTGAGCGGCATTTTTCGGCTTTCGACCAGCGCCAGGCCGCGCGCCGCCGCTGCCTTTGCGAGGGCCGCCGCTCTTTCCTTTTACGCCTGCCATTTGCTGATTACCGAGGTTTGAAAGGGGGATTTTTTCTGCAAATGAGTTCGGGCGCGGTTTCCAGCCGGAAGGGATGCCGGAATTTGACCTACCCCCCTGGGGTCAGCCCTGCATGTCCCGCTGCGTCTTCTCGGCGTGGCAGCCGCTCTTGACCCTCTGTCCATCGACGAGCTTGACGCTGACGCACAGCACCTGGCAGTTGTCTTCGGTGTCGGCGCCGCCCTGGTACAGCGGCACCTTGTGGTCCAGTTCAAAGCCGGACGGAAAGTCGCACACCCTGCCGCACATGGCGCAGCGTGGGTTCTCCGACCAGACCTTCAGCCGGCGATCCTGGAGCTTGCGACCAGTGATACGGCGATCAGCTACTACGGGAAGCGCCTGCACGCGGCTGGTGTTGGCCATCTGCACACGTGGCTTGACCGTTGTTAGCCTGGCCATCAGCGAACCATGTTCCCGTCCAGATAACGTGCAGGCGGGGCATCCGGGTCCTGGCCTTCCTCAGCCAGCGCCTCAACGAGAGCAGCGAGCAAGCTGTTGGTCTTCTGCTGTTCGGCCACCATGGACTCCAGCAACGGCCGGATATCGCTATGGATACCAGCCTGCAGGCCATCACTCAGGACCAGGGGCTTCATCCCCATCGGCTCGGCGATCTGCTTTAGTTGATCCAGCAGGAACAGGCGGGTCTCCCGCTCCATCGGCTTGTCGGTCCTGACTACCAGCAAAGATTGCTCTTGAACGTTCACGCGCTACCTCCATCCACTTCTTCAGCCATGCTCGACGCTTGGCGCAGCCAGAGCAGGCCATCAGGTGTCACGTGCGGCACCATTGGTGATTTCCCGACGAACAGCAGCGGCCGCTTCCCGCGCCTCTCGCTCATCAGTAACACCGGGCAGCGCAATGTTGATCTGGGCTTTGGCGTAGCTACGGACCTCATCCGTGATAGCGGTCGTATCAACCACGCCACCAGGTTCGGTATCGACGGTTTCCGATGCAGTTTCGGTCAGCTCGAATCGCTTGATGATTTGCACCAGATTGCCGAGGGCTTCTCGCTGCACAGTGGAGTGCACTTCCATGTGCACAAGGTCGCCGGCCACCAGGTGTAGGTGGATCTCTCGGGCGCCATTCGGGTCAATGCCCAAGGCATCGCAAATCAGCTTTCCAGCTTCAGCAGACAGGACTGACATATCAGGGCTCCGGATACAGGGCAGCTTCAATGATCACCGCCTTGCCCATCTCGAGCAGGCCGACCACTGCTAGCGGCTCAGCCTTCTGGCCGAGGGCAAAGGTTTCGATCTCGCCATCCTTGCAGCGCAGGATCACAGTACCGACCTCGACGGCGGTCACCTCGCCGGTCTCGATCAGGCGAATCAGCTCCTTCAGGGCGCAGACAGGGTCCTGATAGTCGCCCTGGCGCAGCGGCACGATCTTGAGGTCAGTCATTCGCTCACCACCTCGAACTTCACGCCGCGCATCATGGTCTCGACCAGCTTGGCGCAGTCCGGCTCCATACCCGTCAGCCAGGCGAACGTCGCCACGGCACGCAGGTAGGGCATCACCCACCAGGCGTAGGTGATGCGCAGGGTGAGGTGGAGGCTGGCCATGACGGCTTACTTCAGGCTCGGTTGCTTCACAGCACGAGCGATGATCACCACGGCCGACAGCACGGCATAGGCCACGGGCGGCAGCACGCCGGCCAGCTGCGGCAGGAACTGCTCAGCCAGGGCCAGCAAGCCGGTGACGCCGGCAATCTGCACGCTGGTCATCTTGAACAGCTGGGAGACGTTGTCGATCAGTTGCATGGTGGTTCCCTCAGCAGGTGATCAATGGGCCGCGAGTGAAGTCCGGCAGATTGGGGAATCTAGGCGAAGTCCTATCATCAACCACGGGCATGAACGGGATGCGGGGAGTAGGCCCGATGCGAACCGGCGTTTCCTTCTTGAACACCAGATTCAGGTGGTCGCGAATCGCCCGCCACTGCTCGGCGGTCGGCGCCTGCGGGTTCAGCTCAGCGAAGCCCTGCAGCCAATAGGCGAATTGCTCGGGGGTCATATGAACCTCGAATAGGCCTCGGCCAGCTTCTGGTCGTAGGCATTGCGGGCGTACTCGGCGCCGTTGTACAGGCGGGCGAACTTGGCCCAGTCACGCGCCTTGAGCGCGGCGTGCATGCCGGGGTTGGCTTTCACGAAGGCGACGAAGGCCTGAAGCTGGTCTCCCTCGGAGCGGTACATGGCATTGACGAACGCCTGCAGGGTCGAGAAGCCCAGCGGCTGCCAGTGGAAGCCCATGAGCTGGAACAGCCCCCAGCTCGCAGACTCCAGGGCCGCGTCGCGGTTGATCTTGGCGGCAGCGTCCAGGCGGTCGTGCTCGGCTGCCCCGCCTCTGTAGCCCCCGGCCTTCGCGTTGACGATCTCGGGATGCTGCAGCTCGAGGAGCTGGGTCGGGATGTTGCGCTTGGCCAACTGGCGGCGGAACACGTGGCGCTCGAACAGGATCACCGGGCGTCCATCGGTGTAGAAGCCGTTGCCCCGGCTCTCGACGGTGACCACGGCCTTGACCGCTGCCACCGGAACGCCCAAGGCGGGCGCGGCGTCGATGTAGTCCTGCTGGCCAAGGCGCTTAGCCATGGCGGCGATCCTTTCCGTCCCACTTGTCCGGCCAGTCCATCTGGAATACGCGGGCGACGTTACCCTTGGCGCGGTAGATCAGGACCATCACGGCACCGAGGATGATCAGCAGCCAGGGTGAAATGGCGTTCGCGGTTCGCCCAACCAGCGCATCGCCGAACACTTCCAAGGCATAGCCGCCGGTGCCGATGCACAGCAGATAAGCAACCAGCGACACGCCCAGGCGATAACGCAGCGAGCCGCGCCGGAACGAGGCAATGCGCAAGCAGATGGCGCTGCAGATCGAGGCAGCAGCCAGGGTCCAGGGATCAACCATTTCGACCTCCGAAGCGGTCCGCAATGAAGCGGAGCCAACCAGGCGTCTTTCCTCCCTGCACCCACTCCAGCAAGCTGGTGCCCACGACGACGCAGAACAAGGCGCCGCCGAAAGCGACCAGGCCGGACGTCTTGGCCCACTCGCGCCCTATTATTTCGCTGGCGACGTAGTACCCCACGATCCATGAGGCGATGAAGTAGCCGATGCGCGCCAGGGCAGAGAGGTCCTTGGCGTACACCACAAAGAACATGGCGCCGGCGAAGGCACCGATCACCGCATTCATGTCGACACCGGGCACGAGCGCCGCGCCACCAATGCCGCCAAGGCCGAGCAGGGCGATACCGCCAGCGCTTGGCTCAGCCATAAGGTGATCTCCAAATAAAACGCCGGCGGGGTAGCCGGCAGAGGGAGCTGCTGATGAGGGGAAGCAGCGAGGGAATCAGAAGTAGAAGGCGAAAGCAGCAACGGCGACGATTATCGCCAAGACCAGATAGCCAAGGCTCTTCACGGCAGCAGAGTCGTTGTGGTCAGCGGACATCATCGATCTCCAAAGTGAGCCCGATCACCCGAATAGGCAGGAACCGCAGTTGGTCGCGATTGCGCCAGTAGTCGTCCGGGTGAATCAGGATGCTGTCGAGCACCAGACCTTGGCGTTCGGCGTGGTAGTACCAACGGCGAATCCGCGTTTCCAGGCTCATGTGGACTCCAAACAAAAAGCCCCGGCGTTTTGGCCAGGGCTTTTTGATGTTCAGTTGCGCAAATTCCGCAGATTGATGAAATTCTGTTGCACGGTTGCACCAATGTCAAGCAGCCACATCAAGCAATACGCCCTCAATGCGCAATATTTCCTCAGAGCACGCCACCGCTTCCTTAACCATTTCCTCGAGACAACCTTCGATCCCACTGCGCCACCGCCAGTAGGTGGAGCGGTTGAGACCCTGGTCATCCCAGGTCGTCATGTCATAAAAGCGGGTGGGCAGGATGATCATGTCGGTGGAACGCTTCCCTTCTGCCCCTTTCAGCGGCGGAATTGCCCATGCCGTGACAGCCCTGGCCACAAACAACTTAGGCGCATGGGAGGCGATCAGCGGGGCCAGCTTGCCAATGGCCTCCACCTTCCGGCCTTTATGGGTGCTGTAGCGGGCAACCAGCGCAGCCCAGTGGCGGGGCTTGAGTTGGCTATGCAGCCGGGCAAATACCCAGCAGTCAGCGTCCGTGCGCTGGATACCATCGTGAGCGCCTGATCGAACCAGAGTGGCCAGGTCGAAGCCGTCCTGGTAGCCAGGCCGATACAGCTTCTGCCAGGCCTGCTTCGAGGTGTTGTCGATGGTCTCCGCCGCCAGGGCCGAAACGATTGCCGAGAGTACTCCGCTGTAGATCATGTCCTTCTCCCCCTCAATCCCCAGTCATGTTGCCGCCGCCTACCCCGCGACGGTTACTGCGTCCCACGTAGTCATCGCCCGGCCCTGCCAGTGGCCAGAGACCTGCCTTCTCCAGCGCCGCCTGCATCATCCGGCGCTCATTGCCCGATCGAGCCAATCGGAGGCGGAGCTGCTGAACCAGCACCGGATACTCCAACGGCTTGCCATCGGGAGTGACGAACCCGCCGCCATTGCAGCCGGCGCACTCCATCCGATGGAAAATCCCCTTGATGTGCCCGGCCCCCTGGCAAATCTCGCAGCGCTCCAGCTTGAGCATGGCCACCATCAGAACTGCTCCACTTCCCAGCCGGCCCCGCGCTTGCCCTTGGTTATGCCGAGGAAGCGGAAAGGGTATTGGTCGGCGGCGACCTTGGTCTTCACCCGCGCATCGTCGGTCCAGAAACCCTTCACCTCGTGCACCTCCAGCTCGAAGGCGGCGTTCATGACGAAGAAGTCAGCGGTGTAGAAGGTCTTGTCGGCCAGGCGGAGCTTCACCCCTTCGAAGCGGTACCAGAGGATTTCCCCAGCGTGCTGGCGCTGCTTCAACAGGCGGTCGTACTCCGCTTCGGTCTTGTTCATCTCGCCGGCCTTCAATCGACCGAGAGCCTGAAAGCCCTTCATCCCCTTCCTGACCATTACCAAGTCCTTCCAAGCTGGAACATCAGGTACATGCAGACGCCGATCCCGAACCCTCGCCATGCACCCCTTGCGGAGATAGCGCCGGCGGCCACGCAGAGTGCGACGTACGCGATAAAACCGGCCATTTCATCTACCTCATTTAGAAAGTTAAAATTCGGCTGCATGCCGCGCCGCACTAGTCCGGAACGGCAGTCGAGGAAAAGCTTATTTCGGCACTTTTCAGCCTGTGGGCTTCGGCGAAACCGCGCTCATCGAGCCATGCGTGCCAGGCCTCCAACCCCTTGCGGCGGGCCTGGTCGATGCCGGTCTTGATGTAGGTGCTGGCGAGCTTGCCCATGGAGTGGTTGAGCATCAGCTCGCCCACCAGGAAGTCGATGCCAAGTTCGGCCCACACGGTCCTGGCCAGCTTGCGTAGGTCGTGGCTCCGCCATTGGCGATTGCTCATCGCGCGGAACATGTGCGAGGCCATCGCGGGAGACAGCTGGGCGCCGCCGGCCATGGCGAACACCCACGGGCTGTTGCGGCGGGCCGGGTGCTGCAGCTCGCGGTAGCGAGTGAGCAGCGCGCACACCTGGTCGGTCAGCGGCACCACCAGCTCGTTCCCGGTCTTGGTGTTCTGCGCTGGGATGATCCACACCCGCTCCGGCAGGCTGATGTGCTGCCACTGCGCCAGGCAGGTCTCACCGATGCGGGTTCCGTGCGCGAGCATCATCAGGGCCAGCATGCCGGCCACCGGGTCCTGATTCAGCGTCTGGCAGAGGTGCGGCAACAGGGTCGGCACAGCCACCGGCAGCAAGCCCGCCGGACGCGGCGGCAGGTTGCCGGTCCAGAAGTCCTTCCAGCTCACCGAGGCCAGCGGGTTGGCCTCAATTCGCCCTTGCTTCTCAGCCAGTGCCAGCGACTGCTGCAACCCCTGCAGGGCCTTGTGTGCGGTGTGCGGCGAGTGGGTCTGCTGCATCGGCCAGACCAGTTTGTCGTCCACCACGGCGCGGCTCAGCTGCTTCAGCTTCACACTACCCAAACGGGGAATCAGGTGACGGCGCGCCAGGCTGCCCATGGTGCGGCGGTAGCTGGCCGACACCGTACGGTTCTGCTCGATGCGGCCGACCCACCAGTTGATCACCTGGCCCACGGTGCGGAGGGAGTCGCGACTGCTCATGCCTCGATGCCCTCCCCGTCGAACCAGGCCAGGAAGCAGGCCGGGATGTCATGACCGGCATCAGCCAGGATCTGCATGCAGCGATCGAGCAGGTCGCGCTGCTTACCGAAACGAGCCTCGAAGCGGGCCTTGTTGTGATGCAGGGCCACCCCTTCCCCACCGGTTTGGTGGTGGGCGGCGCACAGCGGCAGCACGTTCCAGTGAGCATGCGGCTTCGAACGGCCGTCGATGTGGTGGATGCTGCAGAAGTCGTTGAACTCGCCGGAGTCGACGCGGCAGGCAATGCAGCCGACGCCCTGCACCAGCATGTGGTGCCAGTCCTTCTGGGCTTGGGTGACGTTGCGTCCCTGCATCATGCCGGTACCTCGCTGGAGGTCTTGTCGGCCCGAATCACGGCATAGGCCTCAGACTCGCTACCTACGTAGGCAAACGGGGCCTCATCGCCTTGGCGAATCAGCGCGATGCCATTGCCGAAACCGGCGGCCAGCGACCGGCACGGGATAACGGTATATCCGCAATTTGTCCGCCAGTGATGCGGACGCGGACGCCCTTCGGAATCACATAGCTGCCGGATTCGAAGTCGCTCAGCCATTGGACGCCTCCCGCCGAGCGCTTTCCCAATCGAACACCACCACCACCCCACCACCTTCGCGGAGCCGATCCACAGTGCGGTCGCCCAGAGCCGCGACCAGCGGTCCAGGCGCCAGGTTGGAGATCACGATGGTCGGCTTCACGTCCTCGTAGCGCGCGTTGATCACCTCGAACATGACCATCCGCTCGAATTCGGTGCCGTAGCTCGCGCCCACCTCGTCCAGGATCAGCAGGTCCGGCGTGCGGAAGATGTCCAGGGCCTCTCGCTCGGACTGGGTGGACTCCTTCGAATAGCTCGCCTTAACCTGCTGGCAGACGCGGGAAACCGTGGTGTACATGGCATTGCAGCGGTGCTGCTCGATCACCACGGCGGCCACGGCGGCGGCCAGATGGGTCTTGCCGTTGCCAACCTTGCCCAGCAGCATCAGGCAGCGGCCGGCCTCCAGGTTCTCGGCGAAGCGATCGGCGTAACCACGGCAGGCAGCCAGGGCGATGAGCTGCTTGTCACTCTCGGCGCGGTAGTTGTCGAAAGTCTTGGTCTTGAACCGCTGTGGGATCAGGGCTTGACCCAGCAGGCGCTCCAGGCGTGCGGCCACCGCCTGGCGTTGCAGTTCGGCGCGTTCCTCGGCCTCCTGCACAGCCTGGCGGGCACGGGAACACTCCGGGCAGCCGGTGAGCTGGCCATCACGCAGACGGCTGGCGATGAAACCCCCGTGGATGTCGCAGCTGGACGGGGCCGTGCCGACGATGCCAGCCGAATGCGTCAGGCGGGCCAGGCTTTCGACCAGCGAGTTAGAGCGAGTAGGTTCCATCGGGATTGGCCTCCAGTCCGGCGATAAGGTCTTGGCCGTTCAGGCCGGTGTGCTTGCTGGTGGTGGGACGGGAGGTGCGAGGCGGTGTCTTGGGTTCAGCAGCAGCCCGAACGCCGGCGTTCTTGATCGCCAGCACCAGCTTTCGGCACCAGGACTTCTGGGTGTCCGCGACGTGCTGGGTGATCCAGTACGACACGAACTCGGAAACCGCCTCCGGGGTGATCTGGGCCTGGGTGATGCCCATGGTGCGCAGCTGGGGGGCCAGACTGACCTCGTCCGGCTGCCAGGCTTCGAACATCTCGAACCGCTGACGGGCATCGACGCTGTCGCCTGTGTTGTTGTTTTCTTCTTCTCTTCTCTTCTCTTCTCTAGTCCCCTTTCTGTCCGCACCGGATGCGGACGTTTTCCGTTCATTCTGTTTGCGGTCCTTATCCTGCGCCCGACGCTTGGCAGACGCGCCGTTGTGGGCTTCGAAGCGCGGAAGATGCAGCGCATCCCCGGTGTTTTCGAGCCAGCCGACCGCCACCATGGCAGCCGAAAAGCCGGGCCACGCTGCCAACTCGTCGAGTGCTTCAAGCGAATAACCGGACAGGATTCCGTCTTCCGAGTGCGAATCAAACAGACTCCAAACGGACAGCAGTCCACCAACAATCCGAAATCTGTCCGCTTTCAAGGCGGACGCCATGCGGATGACTTTCGGGCTCGTCAAGAGATCGGTGCGCATCTTGATCCAGTCGCCGGCCATCTCAGGCCACCTTGCTCACGGACTGCTCGAGAACATCGAGCGCGTGACGCACCTCGCCGATCTCGCGGCGGATGGTGAACTTCTCGGAGCTGGTGATGCGGCCGTCGGCCAGGGCATCGTGCATCGAGCGGGTGACGTCCGCTGATTCAGCCACGAGGTCCAGCAGGGCCTGCAGCGGATTGGCCTGGGCGGCCTCCGGCCTCACCACTAGGTCGTAGTTGAACTGGGCCAGCAGGGCGCGCAGGACGCGGCGGCGGGAATCATCTGGCAGGTGGGTCAGAACCTGTCCGAACAACTCCAGACTCATCCGATGGTTTTCCCGGTTAGGGTTGGCGCAGTCCAGCAGACGGGTTTCGTTGACCCCCATGCGCTTGGCCAGGGCAGTGCCACCCTCCCCCTTAACTTCCCGGTGCAATGTCCATTCGAAATCTTCCATTGCGAACTCCTCATCGTTTCTCGCGTGGCGCCGCCGACTGGTTGGAGGCAACCTGACATCACTCGATCAACCGACACGGAAGTAAGCATCCATGCCGTATGACCCCTCTGAACTGCCGGGCGAAGTCCTCGCCCTTCGGTGTTACGTGGCAGCCCTGATTCAGGTTCTGCCCTCATCTACTCGGCTTCTCGTGGCGGAAGCCTTTGAATCCCGTGCGGACCTGGTCCGCGATCAACTGTGTGAAGCCGGCGCGGCCGGGTTCGACCGCGCGGCGACTTCGCTGGCGGTTAGGCGGCCTCAGGCTTTTTTGGGTGCTGGGACGGAAACGGACGCAGCTCTTCAGCGGTGAAGGTGCCGTCCTCATGCTCCGTGACGTAAACGTCGCGACCCGTGCGGATGGCCTTGCTCAAGGAGCCCTGGGCCATCCCCAGCAGCTGAGCGGCCTTGGTTTGGCCGTGAGCCTTTGCAAACTCACTCAGTTGGACACGTTTCATTGGATTGCCTCTTAGCGATGCACAACCCAATTATTGCCGCCGACAATATAAACGTCAATGCCGGCGGCATTTGTGAGCTTATTGCCGCTAGGAATACGCTCACGCCTATGAGCACCAAAGACAAAAGAAAACCACGTGAGCCATGGGAACAGGACGAATGCGCAGCCCTGAAGGCGCTATTCGACTCCAGGAAGGATGAGCTCGGCCTGACACAAGAGAAGGCCGCACACCTGCTCGACATCACGCAGGGCTCGCTGAACAACTACCTTTCCGGCAGGAACGCCCTCAATGCGAAGGCGGCGGCAGACATCGCTCTGCTTATTGGCGTGAAGGTCGACGATTTCAGCGCCCGGTTAGCGAACGAGATTCGCCGCATGGCTACCGCTGTGGTGGATGTCGAGCGGCACGTCTCGATCCCTAAAAGCCTTGAAGGCCTTGCTGAAGCAGCGCATCGCAATTCGGAAAATGGCGACAACCCGGACGACATGCTCAAGATGCTTGAGCGCGGCATGAACAAGCAGCACGCAAAGGAAGGCGCCACCAAGCATGAAGGCAAGAAAAAGCGCGCTCACTGAGCCGGCCCTCGGCATCTATGTAAACGGTGAGCAGGTCGAGGGCAGGGATCTGCGCGGCAAAAATCCCCTCTTCTATGGGCTGGTTCGATTCCCTGGCGGCCACCAGCACCACGCTTATGTAAAGCTTCTCCCCCCAAAACAGATGTATGCCGAAGTCCTGAGTGCAGCGCTTGGGCAGCATCTGGGACTGCCGGTCCCCTACACTTCGGTTGTCATCGCGCGCGGTGCGGATGTGGGCCTGAATGTGGCTCAGGTTGTCTGCCTGGCCAGCGTAGACACCGGCGCCCGTCCAATCTCCCGCATCGTGCGGCCTGATGACGTCAATGGGCTGCTCAACAAATGGGCGCACGCCAAGACGGCCATCGTTTTCGACGAACTGATCGCCAACGCTGACCGCAACTTGCGGAACCTGCTTCTGGGGAGTGATGGGAAACTGTGGCTGATTGACCATGAGGAGGCTCTTGGTGAGCCTCTGTCGTCCCCACACCGCACCATTTGCAATCATCTCCTAGAGAAGTTGCTCACTGATGTGCATGAGTTTGAGCGGCGCCGAAGCGCTCAACTGATCAACGAGAAGGCCCTCGCCCTGAACGATTGCGATTTCTCGGAACAAGCCATGCGCAGCCTGCCAGGCCCTTGCCGGGTGCCGGCCAGCTTCGTGACCGAGGTTGTGGAATTTCTACAGGCCCGCGTCCATCATATGCCTCTACTGATCGGCAACAGCCTCGATCTCAAGCAGCATGCCCTGGACCTCGGCAGATGATCGAATACAGCACGGACTTCAGTGACTTTCCCCCGCTGCCGACCTACGAGGCCGAGTGGGCAGCCGTCTATATGGAGCCCATTGTCCAGTCCGGCGAGCGTCTGACCATCGGCGTGGTGGCTAGCGACGGGGAGTACGCTAGCGGCCAACTGTCCATTTCCCGGAAAGCTCTCGAATGCCTCTATGGCGAGTCGGCTGATGGGATGCTGAGAATGATGGAGCTCGCGCTTCAGCGGGCCCTTCGGCACGCTAAGCAGCGATTCGACGGCCAGTTCAGACCCGGCATGCACGGCGTCACGCTGGGGAAGAAGCGCAAGGGTATCGGCGAAGACCTTGAGGACATCATCGAGCAGGGGATTAGCCTGACCTCCAGCCTCAGCGGGATTCACATGGAGGATGACGAGAAGACTGGCCGCGACCGAAGCATGTACTGGCTGCGGTTCAAGCGCGCCATGCAGAAGGTGAACCCGAATCTGGTTCCCTATTTCGGTCGCTCGGTGGATGTGCAAGTGCGTGGCTCGACGATCTCGCTAGCGTGCGACTACTTCTCTTCTCGTCTGGCGGTCAACATCTGCGCCTTATCGCCGGGATACCGCATGAGCGGCCTTTTTGACGTGGCCAGTTCGCGGATTTTTCGACTTGAGCAGCTAAAGGATCACGATGCCCTGATCCAGCATCATCAACAGGCAGCGATGATGCTCGTTATCCCCACAGAATCTCAGCTAGCCGACTTTAAGCCAGGGAATCAGCAATCCTTCCGGGAGCGCGTTCTCTTGCTGCAGGACATGGCAGACAAGAAAGCATTCCCGCTCATTACCGTGAACGCTCCGCTTGAAGGCGCCATCAAACTGGGCGAACTTGAAGCAGCGTAATCAGAAAGACGCACCAATAACTGACAAGGAGGTCGCCATGCGCGCCATCGCTCTGTTTATTGCGGCCGCCACACTTGCCGGCTGCACCATGCCTTTCGACGACTTGCGCAATAACGACTTCGTGTCGGTCCAGCCGCAGCCAGCGCCAAGCGATATCGCCGGCGTCTGGACTGGCAGTGCGGGTCCCTACCTGATGACCCTGATCATCAACTCAGACGGCACTGGCTCGCATTGCTACACATGGGGTGAGAGCAATGTGCTGGAGCGCCTCAAGTTCGACGGCAACCAGGTGCGCATTCAGGACGGCAGCAGGCTTAAGGTCTATCGATCTGGCTATCAACTGATCGGCCAGGCGCCGTACACCGGCAGTCAGCCGATCAATTTCGTGCAGGACAGCAACCTGGCCAACGCCTCTGTCTACTGCGCCAAGAATCTCTAAACCTGAAAGGAATCAGATATGCGCTCCATTGCTCTAGTTCTTGCAATTCTTGCGGCGTCCGGCTGCACCATGCGCGTGGCCGATCTGACGGTGGCCAGCACCAAGAACTTCAACATGAACTCGACGGCGCTCGAAACGGGTCGCCGCGTGGAAGGCAAGGACTCCGTTCCCGTGGTCTTGTTCCCTTTGGGCCAGGTGAACATGAAGGAAGCCATCGACCGTGCAGTAGAGAAAGAACGCTGTGCCGTCGGCCTGTCTGACGTGGTGATCAATCACGAGGCCTTTGCCTTCTTCTTCGGCTACATAGCCATGACTGTCGAGGGCAATCTCATCCTCGATCGCGCCCAGCCTGGTTGTGGCGGGATGGCCGCCCGCGATTACCTGCCGGCCGCCGCAGCCTCGACCGTACCAACAACCTCTTACGCCACCAAGGATGCCCAGCTCCAGCAGCTCCAGCAGCAACAGGGCAGCCTGAGCTACGAGGAGTACCAGCGGCGGTATCGGGAGATTGTGGGGCAGTGATCAATCACCAATCTATACATGAGCGCAGAATATGAGCGAGCAGGACGATCGGGAATCCAAGGCAATGACCGAGGACATGAAGGAGAAGGCGCTACAGGTGACCGCTGAGGATTTCGTCAACTATCTGAATAGCTTTGGCGGCGAGATAAGGTGTTCCTATTGCGGAACTGGCGACTACGGCGTTGCGCCAGACCCTGCTGGTAAAGGAACCGCCATGGTTGCTACTCCAGTGCCAAACTTTAAAGGCGTCGGCATCTGGTTATACCCAGCCACTTGCCAATCCTGTGGCCACACCATATTTTTCAGTGCCTCATTCGTGTCCAGGCAGATCTTCAAGGATTGAGCATGGCCTTTGCCGCCCGAATAGATGAGGTGTATGAGTCCTACGAATACTGGTCGTCTGGCGAGATCATTGCGTCCGCCCAGCGCACCTTTCAGGCTTTCGTTATACTCGACAACGTAGATGTGTCAGAGCCGATGGCTCTTGAGGCTGAGGAAATGGCTGGTAGAGCGGTCACAATCAATGTTGAAGGCTGGCATTTGATCCTGGCAGTGCTGGTAATCCTTGGCGGACCTTATGTGTACGCGTGGGATGCATTTGGAAAAGTAGATGAAAAGGTCAGCGCCATCAGGACTGATCTTGGCGGCGTTGCATCTGAGGGGTCGATCCTGCAGCTGCGCGACGAGATGAGCGCGAGCCGAAAGGACATGAATCATCAGTTCGAATTGCTCCGCAAAGAGATGCGTGAGGATCGGGCGGCGACCACGAACGCCATCCTTGACCTACAGAAGCAGCAAGGACGGCTGTCGCCTTCTGGGGGAGCCACTACTAACTGAATAAGCCCCGCCACCGAGCGGGGCTTTTCGTTTCTGGGCCCGGCCCGCTCCCTACTCCACCACCAGGCTTGATACGCTCTAGGTCGGGCCTTCCGATCGAAAACAGGCCTGATTCCCCAGCAGGCTAGGCCTGCCCCGCGCCCCCCGAATCCCGCCCGTGCGGGTTTTGTTGTTCCTGCGAGAAATGTACTTCGCAAAGGATGTTTGCGCGCAAATCGAAATATTGCCGCCGGCATTGACGATAATATTGCCGCCGACAATAATCACCCCAAGCCGAACGCAAACGCGCCGGCAGCAAGACGGCAGCGATGCCCTGGCCTTGGCCTAAACGCTCTTTAACAACCTCGAACCTTCCGCAGTCCCGACAGCTTCGGCTGAGCGACGGAAGCAAAACCGACTGCTATCGCGGGAGAACCCGACCAAGCCTGGCTCTGGAACCAGGCCGGACCGACGCGCTGCTGCCTCTGGAATCAGCGCACCACCGGGACGCACCCACCCGCTCCCTGCCGGATGCCTGAGACGAAGGCGCCCCACCAGCACAGCGGCCAAGTGACGCAATGCCAGGCCTGATGGCGAGTAATCAGGCACCGACAGCCAGACGCGACAGACGCCCAACACGCCAGTAGCTGAGGGCGGCTGCATATTCGGGATTTCCGAATTTCAGCACCGACGAATTACTGAAGCACCTGGGAAACCGGGTGCTTTGGGATGCCAGCAACCGGAGGGATTCACCATGGCCCAGTTCAACATCGATGCACACCTGAGCAACGGCAAGCGCCTGGACTGGCTGGCCATTGCCGACGATGGCGAGGAGCTCAAGGCGGTCGCCGAGCAGATCAAGAAGGCTGCCGCGAAGAAGTTCGGCCCCGCCGTCCTCCTGAAGCGCTGGAGCGTAATGCGCGCAAGCAACGGCGCCATCACGGTGAGCATGCACGCGTAAATCAAGCATCACTGATGCGCCCTGGCGACAGGGCGCATTGGGATGCACACCAACCGAATCACCTTGAGGGAACGGCAATGCCAAACCATGTCACAACCGAAATTAAGGCAACCCCCGAGGTGATTGCCTGGATGCTCAACGAGGAAGGCCGCGTGGACTTCAGCAAGATCATCCCGTTTGCCGGGGAATTTCCCTGGAACGGCATTGCCTGCGATGCGGAAACACTCGCCGATGTCGTGCGACGCAAGCCCCTGGATGAGCATCCGCTGATCGCCTCTCTGGAAGCGGGCAATCGCGATCGCACGTTTCTCGATCAACTCTCCGATGAGAGCTTCGAGCAGTTCGTGCAGATGCTGCGCAACCACCGCGCCACCGGTTATCTGCACAACATGGAGTTCGCCAGAGCCAAGTGGGGAACCAAGTGGAATGCCTATGACCAGACGGTAGATAAGGAAGCCGGTACCGCGCGATTCGACACTGCCTGGTCCTTCCCTGAGCCAATCCTGTTGAAGGTATCCGAGCGGTTCCCAGACGCGACGATCGAGATCCGCTATGCCGACGAAGACATCGGCAGCAACTGCGGGAGCGTGACCTTCCTTGGTGGCAAGGCGATCGTCCGCGACGAGGTGCCTCGCTGGGCCGACATGAGCGAGGCGGAGCAGAAGAAGTGGACAGCCTTCGCCTACGAGGTGAAGCGCTGGCAGTCTGATCCTGACGACGAGTAACCCCGCGGTAACGACACGGGGCGCCACCGCGCAACGCATGACGCCGCGCGCGGCAACGAGAGGGCTGGCCACCCGGGCACAACGGCTCCATCCCCCGCCAGGGCGGATTGGAGAGTGATCGGTTGATCGCCGAAGCAAACAGCGGGGTGGCCACCTCCACGCGCATAGCGGTGGATTGCCCGGCCAGCCGATCACTCCCCGATGCTCCCTGGCATCGCTTGCTTGTCACCTTGCCCGTGCACTGCGGGCCTTTTTGTCGGCTCGCCCGGCACCTATTCCCTCCCTGCTGGCCAAGGCCGGCTTTCCACAGCACGAGGTGCACTCCATGGAAATTACCCAAGGCGTGATCGACGCCCATGCCCAGCTGGTCGAGATGAATGCCAAGACCAAGGCCGCCATCGCCGCCTTCTATCTGCGCCGCCGGCAACGCTCGGTAAGCGCTCCCCTGCCCCGGCTGGTCCAGGTGGTACCCAAGGGCCGCAACTTCTTCCACTTGGTGGACGCCTACACCGACAAGGTGATCGGCTTCCGTACCGGGCATCGCGCCGCCTGCGCTGCTGCGCGCGACCTGGAACGCGGAGCGGCTTGATCATGATCAGCCACGAACTCAGCGCGGTTGAGGCGAACAGCCGCACCAGTGCCATGCTGGCCGCGCAGATTGAGCAGTTCCTCGCCGGCGGCGGACGCATCCATGACCTGGGCGAGGTGCAGACAGTGCCCATGCCCCTGCGCCGCGAGGTTGAACCGGCGCCGCGCGCATCCAAAAAAGCGAGGAACATCCCGCCGAAGGAGTACCTGGACCGGGAAGGCCGGCGTGAAGCGAAGCGAGCGGAACTGGCGCCGCAGGTGCGCGTACTGGCCGAGACGTTGAACATCTCCCAGATCGCCGCGCGACTCGGCGTCAGCCGTCGGATGCTCGACACCATCGGGCGAGAGTTCAAGATCACCTTCAAGCCAGCCCCGACCGGCGCACAGCTCGCCGCGATGGCCCGCGACAAGGTCTTCGCTGAACGCCTGGGCGCCTTTCTGAAGATTGGTCTCACCCGCCGCCAGGCCCTGCTGCGCTCCGAGCTGGACTATCGAGTGTTCAACCGGGTGTGCAAGACCTACGGCCTGCAATTCCCCGAGTCGGTGGAGGGCGCCTGATGGCCATGACCCAGCAGGACCGATCCGCCAAGTCCGCGGCGAAGCGGAAGGAGTTCGATGAAAAGGAACTCCGACACCGCGTCCGCCCGGGTATCCACCAGAAGCTTGCGGACCTGATGGACTGGCACGGAATCACTGAGCAGTCGGAAGCGATTCAGCTGCTGATCATGAACGCCCACGCCCAGGGTCGGGAAGGTTCCGCGACGGCGCTCGCCCTTCCGCGCCACGAAATCACTATCAGCAAAAACGTGGCGCGGCAGCTTCAGGCTCACGGAATCAGGCAGGCGGCGCGCGAGGACAAAGAGGAACGGGAGCGCGAATGGCTCGACTGACTCCCTCACCCAAGCAGGCCGAAACCCTGGAGCACATCCGACAGTTCATCCAGGAGAAAGGCTACTCACCCACCGTGGCTGAGTTGGCCAAGCTCGCCAGCGTCAACGAGAACGCTGTTCAGGACCGCATCAACGCCCTCGATCGCAAGGGCCTGATCACCCGCACCCAGCGCACCAGCAGATCCATACGCCCGGTCGCCTGACCCACCCCATATCACTCGCCGCCCGCAGCCAGCGGAAGGCTCGTTCACCCTGGAGAAACCCATGAGCGACAACATCCCTCAGTTCATCGCTGCATCCGATCTGCCCGAACGCGGCCAGCTCCTGATCGGCGGCACCTTCGTCGAGCGCTACTGGCTCAATGGTCGGGAGCGCGCACTGATCCTGCTGCCCGCTTCCGCCGAGTTCACTGGTGCCTGGGGCGAGTACGGTCAGGACATCGAAGGCGCTCGCAGCTACAGCGATGGCGAGGCCAACACCCGTGCCATGGCCGAAGCCGGCAGCGCGATCGCCGTGAAGGCCCTGGAGCTGGGTGCCCATATCCCATCCTGCCTGGAGGCGCAACTGGTGATGGCCGCCAAGCACGCTGGTCTGATCACCGACCTGCGCGAGGATCGCTTCTACTGGCTGAGCACGCAGTTCTCCTCCTACCGCGCCTACAGCTTGGTCTTCGTAGATGGCTGGCAGGACTGCTACGGCGAGGACTGCGAGCGGCTCGTCCGCCCCGTCCGCAGCGTACCCATTCAGTAATCCACTGATTCATTCCTTCGCTTTTGCAGGCGATTCGCGGGGCCGGCACCGCCGGTCAGGCCAGATGCTCGCAGGGAAGCGCCTGCCGCCTGCACCCTACCCTTCAGATGAGGAGTCCTCATGGACATGAAGAACGTTCCCGCGCTCAAGATCGACCGACTGGACAGCCTGACCATCAACTTCTTCAGTGAGTCAAGCCGCGGCGAATTCATCGAGGGAGCCGAGATCAACACAATCTCCGGCATCATGCCTCCTCTCGGCGAGTACTGGTCCGGCGAGGGCGGCCACAACGCCGGCCTGGTGCGCGGCGAGAACGGTGCTCCGGACTACTACCTGATCGTCCCCGCCGGGTCGGAGGCCGAATCCACCCTGGCCTACGGCGGCTACGGCCACGAAACCGAAGGCGCCGGCAGTGCCAGTGACGGCCTGGCGAACACCCGTGCCCTGCTGGCCGACAGCGAGGATCATCCAGCCGCCAAGCTGGCCAGCGAGTTCACCGCCGACGGCCACAGAGACTTCTACCTGCCAGCACGCCGTGAGCTGCAGTTGGCCGAGGCGAATGTTCCGGAGCTGTTCAGCAAGGCCTACCACTGGAGCAGCACGCAGTTCTCCTCCACCAGCGCCTACTACGTGGACTTCGAAGATGGCTGGCAGGGCTGCTGCGGCAAGGACTGCGAGCGGCTCGTCCGCCCCGTCCGCAGAAAGTTCCTTTGATCCTTCAATCCTTTATTGATGGGCGCGGCAGCGCCCAGTGATTTTCGAGGAGGCCAGGATGGCCCTGCATACCGAACTGGAGATTCACAAGGCCGCCGAGGAATTGCTCGGCGTGGTCCTGCACCTGGTGCGAAGCATTCCGCGCGACCTGAAGTTGGTGGTCGGATCTAAGATCCGCGATGAATGCCTGCAGGTCATGGTGCTGATCGGCCGGGCCAATATGGCCGCCGACAAGCGACCTCACCTCAATCACCTTCTCGAAAGCGTCTGGATGATCAATCACCTGCTCCGCGCCCTGACCAATCTGGGGATCATCTCCAAGGGGCAACACGCACAGGCGATGAAGATCACCGCATCCATTGGTCGTCAGGCCAACGCCTGGAAAGGCAAATCATCCGCAACCGCGCCCGCTACCTGAGGGTCAAGGCTCTCTGGTCTGTGCGCTGAATCTGGTCGTGCCGCTGACCTTCGGGTCACCGCCATGCGCACCACGGAAACCACCAGCGGAACGGTTGGGCAGGTCCGGCGCAGTTTGCCGGCCGAGTTATCGGCCGGGTGACATAGATAGCACGATAGGTCGCAGTTCTCCTCCAACAACGCCTACAACATGGACTTCGAAGATGGCTGGCAGGACTGCTACGGCAAGGACTACGAGCGGCTCGTCCGCCCCGTCCGCAGATTCGAGTGTTGCATCCTTCACCTTCGAGGAGCTGGTCCAGGCCTACTACGACTGCCGCCGCAGCAAGCGCAACACCAACAGCGCGCGGCGCTTCGAGCAGGACCTGGAGCAGAACCTCCTCGATCTGCACGACGATTTGCTGGCCGGCACCTACCAGCCTGGCCGCTCCATCTGCTTCGTGATCACCCGACCCAAGCCGCGCGAGGTGTGGGCCGCCACCTTCCGGGATCGCGTCGTCCACCACCTGCTGTACAACCACATCGGCGCCAGCATCGAGGCCACCTTCATCGCCGACAGCTGCGCCTGCATACCCGGGCGCGGCACGCTGTACGCCGCCGAGCGCCTGGAGGCCAAGGTGCGCAGCGCCAGCCAGAACTGGTCGACGCCGACCTTCTACCTGAAAGCCGATCTGGCGAACTTCTTCGTCGCCATCGACAAGCGGGTGCTGGACCGCCAGCTCCGCCCGCTGATCCATGAACCCTGGTGGCTTAGCCTGGCTTTGCAGGTGCTCTGGCACGATCCTCGCGCGGACTGCGAGGTGCGCAGCCCGCGCAAGCTTTTCAACCGGGTGCCGCAGCACAAGCGCTTGACCGCCCAGCCGGCGCACCTCGGCCTACCCATCGGTAACCTGTCGTCGCAGTTCTTCGCGAACATCTACCTGAATGCCCTGGATCAGTTCGTAAAGCACCAGCTACGCGCCAAGCATTACATCCGCTATGTCGATGACTTCGTGCTGCTGCATGAATCACCGCAGCAGCTGAACGCCTGGCTGTCCGAGATCAATGCCTTCTTGCCCAGCCTGGGTGCCCGGCTCAACCCGGCGAAGACGATCCTTCAACCTGCTGATCGCGGCATCGACTTCGTTGGCCACGTGATCAAGCCCTGGCGGCGCACCACTCGCAAGCGGACGGTGAAGGAGGCGCTACGCCGAGTGGCTGCAGCACCAGCAGACGACCTGCTGGCCGTGGCCAACAGCTACTTCGGGCTGCTCGGGCAGGCGTCGCACAGCTACCGAGACCGCGCCGCACTGGCGAATGTCCTGCTGCGCCGTGGACGCCAGGTCAACGGCGCCCTGACCCAGACCTACCGATAACCCACCCCACCCGCCAGCCGCACCAGCGGCACGGCATCGCTCGACCTGGAGAAAGCCATGAGCCTCCGCGACCAAGGCCACCGTTTCTGCGCAAGCCCCGACCGCAAGGAGGCGCGCTGGTTGCACCCGAACATCTGGAAGCAAATGTACCCCGACTGGATCGACGTGACCGACTTCTCCGATGACGAGTTTGTGGAGTTCTTCACCCACAAGCCCCTGCCCCACGGCCAGGCCCAATGCGTCAAGGCCCAACTCGACATCTTCGAAGGATCGCCATGAACGACCTACACCAGATACTGGTCGGGGATTGTCTGGAGCTGCTGCGCCAGATGCCCGACCAGTCCGCGCACTGCTGCGTCACCAGCCCGCCCTACTTCGGCCTGCGCGACTACGGCGTGGATGGGCAGATCGGGCTGGAGGAGACGCCGGCCGAGTTCATCTCCCGCCTGGTCGAAGTGTTCCGCGAGGTGCGCCGGGTGCTCCGCGACGATGGCACCTGCTGGGTGAACATGGGCGACAGCTACGCCGGTTCGCGAGCGCCAGGGAACGTCAAGATGGTCCAGTCCCGTCGGCGCGACAACGAACCGATTCCGCGCAGCGATGTGGCAGTGCCCGGGTTCAAACCTAAGGACATGATGGGCATGCCTTGGCGGCTCGCCTTCGCCCTACAGGATGACGGCTGGTATCTGCGCCAGGACATCATCTGGCAAAAGCCGAATCCAATGCCGGAGAGCGTTCGAGACCGATGCACCAAGGCGCACGAATATCTGTTCCTGTTGAGCAAGTCGCCTCGGTACTACTTCGACCTGACCGCGATCTCGGAGCCGCCGGCGGCCTCATCAGTGGAGCGCTTGGCCCAGGAAGGATGGGATGAGCAGGAAGGCAGCGAACGTGTGCCGGGCAAAACCAACGGCGCCATGAAAGCCGTGGGTGGACGCCGCAGCAAACGCTACAGCTTCTCCCGTGAGACGAAGGCAACAGCCGGCGAGCACGGCCAGAAAGGACAGCACCGCCCGGACCGCCCCGACATCGACTACAGCGACAAGCGCAACAAGCGCAGCGTCTGGTCGGTGGCCACCGTCGGCTTCAAAGGCGCCCACTTCGCCACCTTCCCGCCTGACCTGATCCGCCCCTGCATCCTCGCCGGCGCACCGCGCGGAGGCCTCGTGCTCGATCCGTTCGGCGGCGCCGGTACCACCGGCCTGGTCGCCATGCAGGAAGGCCGGCGCTCGGCCCTCTGCGAACTCAACCCCGGCTATGCCGACATCGCGCGGGCGCGCCTGGAAACCGCCTGGAACGAGGGCGCCGCCCAGCTCGACATCTTCAACGACTCCAAGGAATCAGCAGCATGACGGCATTCCAGCCCCTGCCGCTCCCTCTTGAATGGGAGCTGTACGTCGACCTGTTTGCCGGCATCGGCGGCGCCAGCGATGGCGGTGCCAGTGTCTACCGCCACCCGGACATCGCGATCAACCACAACCCCACGGCGATCGCGATTCACCGCGCCAACCACCCGAACACCAAGCACTTCATTACCGACGTGTTCGAGGTCGATCCGGTCGAGGCCACCGGCGGTCAGCCGGTCGGGATTCTCTGGGCCTCACCGGACTGCCGCCACTTCAGCAAGGCCAAGGGCGGCAAGCCGGTGAACCGGAAGATCCGCAGTCTTGCCTGGGTCGTGATCCAGTGGGCCCAGGCCACCCGCCCGCGCATGATCTTCTTGGAGAACGTCGAGGAGTTCCAGGATTGGGGCCCGCTCGGTGAGGATCACAAGCCGATCAAGAGCGAGCGCGGGCGCACCTTCAAGGCCTTCATCGCTGCCCTGGGCGGTGGGCTGTCGGACGATCACCCGGACTTCGACGACATCCTCAAGGCCATCGGGCGGCACGTCACAGCCGCCGACCTAGTGCGCGGCATGGGGTACAAGGTGGAATGGCAGGTTCGGGTTGCGGCCAACGCCGGTACCCCGACCATCCGCAAGCGCCTGTTCCTGATCGCGCGGCGCGATGGCGAGCCGATCCTCTGGACCAAGCCGAAGTTTCACCAGAACCCGGGCAAGGGCCAGGAAGGCTGGAAGCCGGTGTGGCAGTGCATCGACTTCTCCGACCTAGGCAAGTCGATCATCGACGGTCGCCTGGTGGCCAATTCCAATCGGCGAGTGGCCAAGGGCTTCTGGAAGCACGTCGTTGAGACCGACAAGCCCTTCATCGTACCGCTGGAGGATGGCTCCCTTGCGCCCTACCTGACCGAGTTCGCCAATGCATCGAGCCAGCGCACCTTCAGCGTGCAGGAGCCACTACGCACCCAGTGCGCCCAGGTGAAGGGCGGCCACTTCGCCCTGGCCGCGGCGAACCTGATCACCCTGCGCAAGGGCTCCACCGGCTCCAGCCTGCACAGCCCGATCAACACTCTGACCACCAACTCGGGACATCACGCCATCGCGGCATGCTTCATGGAGCAGGCGAACGGCGGCTTCTACGATGGCGCCGGACGCTCGATGAACGACCCGATCAGCACCATCACCAGCAGGGGTACCAACCAGCGGCTCGCGGCGGCATTTCTGGTGAAGTACTACAAGTCCGGTGGCCAGTGGCAGAGCCTGCATGACCCGGCACACACCTTCCCGACCAAGGCCCGCATGGGGCTGGTCACCGTGCACCAGGTGCCGGCCGACATCCTGCCGCCCGAGCTGCTGGATAAGGCCAAGCAGTGCGCCGCCTTCCTGCACAAGTACCTGCCGGAACACTTCCCGGATCCGGTCGACCTGGTGCTGGTCGGCGACTACGTGCTGGTGGACTTCACCCTGCGGATGCTGCGCCCGCGCGAGCTGAAGCTGTCGATGGGGTTCCGCGAGGACTACATCATCGACCGAGGCCTGTTCGAAGACCCGGTGACGGGCGCGCTGGAGTGGAAGGGGATATCCGTGGAGAACCAGATCAAGGGCATCGGCAATGCCGTCTGCCCCCAGGACCCGGCCGACCTGATCGAGTTGAACGCCGGGAAGCTGATCAGGCTGTATCGGGCCCAGGCTGCCTGATGCCCATGGCCACCCTCGCCCTGGTGATCACCGGAACGGAGATCATCGACGGGGTGGCCTATGCGCAGTCGTGGCATTGCAGGGTGGTGTGAATAGGCGAGGTCAATATGTTGACCCTGATAGTTGGCAAACTTCTAGGTGAGAGCAGGGTCAGCCAGGAGAAACTCGTCTGAGCGTTGCCAGCCGATCAGGTGTAGCCGGCACCGGGGCAAATCCAAATGTTTGAGTGCTGTATCCACCCTCTGCATCTCGAAAATGGAATCGTCCGGTGAATCCAAATAAATTGGCCATGTCATCCAGCCTTATATAGAGCCTAAAGCTCTGGCCATTGCTTACCGCAGGATAATGACTCTGAACCAGAGCAAAATGATCAGAATCAATATCTACATTCAACTCAGTTATGCTCCCGCCGACGTTTTGCACGTCGCCGTAGAAGCAGCATTCCCCAGAGGTACTTTGCTGACAGATCAGCTCGCTGAATCCAAAGATTGGCTGAATGGATGCAATCCGCCGCTCTCTCTCTTCCCTGGCCACTTCCCGCTCAGCACTTAGTTGTTCCCTGGTCACGCCAACCAGTTCCTTCTGCTGCTCAACAGAGTTCTTCAATTCATTGGCCTGCAAACGAAGTTCTTCACCCTGCTGGAAGTACCCAAGCACGAGCCACAAGAAAGCCAACGGGCCAAATATTCCAGCAAAGAAATCTCCAAACGCATTGAGTTGAAGTTCGTAGAGCTCTTCAAATCTTGGGATGACGATAGTTGATATCCAGGCCAGATATATAAGGGTCGCCCCAACACCTATAAGCGTTCTTTTCCTGGCTATTCGGAAAATAGTGTGGATTCGAAGAACTCATCAAGGTTGTCGTAGAACTCCTTGGCGTGTGTAATCGAACGCTCATTGCATTCCTTGCAGAGGCAGTGGCGGCGAGTGTCACCCGACTCCACTGGCAGCCAGACAGCACGCTCATCCTCGAAGAACAGACCGCCGCAGCTGACGCAGAACCACTCCGGCGACTGACCTGCACGAGCATTGTTGGAGAACAGCACGCGCGCCCTGATGATCTCGAACGTGTAGCCGCGCCCGTTACGGTTGATTACCTTCGTCATGCCGTTCAGGGCTTCGGTGTAGCCGTTGGTGATGGGGTGATCGAAGTAGTTGACGATCTGCTGCCGCCAGTTCTTCAGGGCTGACAGCAGGTCTTTGTAGTCAGCAGCTACGTCACTCGCCTTCACCCGTTGAACCCAGCTCTCCATGGCAGGGATAGCTTCTGCCTTGGGCAGGTTGTACAGGGCATAGAAATCTTCCTTCAGCTGGTAGGACTGGGCGACCTCGGGGTCGTTGTCCAGCCACATATCGAGGTTGAAGGACTGCTTGTCAGTGAGGTTAGCGGCGCTCTTGTTGAGCAGCACCTTGCTGCGCTTCCACTCCTTGTTGACCTTGACGCCCTGGGCTTTGCCTCGGCGAATACGAGTCTTGTCCAGGGCATAGTTGGCCATCCTGACAACGTGGAACTTGTCGATCACGACCGGCACGCCCGGGGCCATCATGTTCACCACGTTGAGGTATGGCCGCCACATGTCGGTAGCCACCCCAAGCAGCGTTGAACGGTCTGGGAAGGCCGCCAGCCAGCGCGCCAGGGTGTCCTGATCGCGGCTTGGAAGGATATCGATAGGCACGTTGCGGCCCACATCTGTCAGGACGCAGCGCATGTCACCTGCGATCTTGGTTTCATCGATTCCCAGCCAGTTAGGCAGGTACGGCCTGAACTGGGTGTTCATGTGCTGGACGTAATCGTTGGCGATGTTGCGAATGGTCTTCTCATCGCAGCCGATGTGTTGCGAGAGCCTGGTGAAGGTGTCTCGCATGCACTGCGTCTTGATGTACTCAACACAGCGCTGAGTCATCCGGCGGTCAACCTCAACCCCGCCCAATGGCTGCAAGGAGGTGCCGCCACACTCACGGCACTTGTACCGCTGAACCTTGGCCGCCAGCTGCACGTGAGCACCCCTGATGGGGCTATCGCGATACGTGACGACCTTGGGGCCGTGGCGGTACAGCTTGCCCACTACGCCGCACTTGGTGCAGGCCTGGAGCGGCAGGGTGTACTCCGCCTCGATGGTGTAGGTGCCGTCATCGAGGCGAGAGGTCAGAACGTTCCAATCTGGCAGGTCGAGGATGTCGGTCATCAGGCGCGCTTACTAGCCAAAAGCCGCGATTATGTCCTGAGTTAAGGCCGCTGGCCTCTCCTGCGGGGTAAATGCTTGCTCAGCTATTTCGCAGAAGAAGGAGCAGGCTGGTATTGCCTCGTTGCGGCGCATCGGCCCAGGAGGCAAATCACGAAGAGAATAGCGCTCGCCGGTCTTGCGATTCCGGAAGAGATAGGAGCCTGGGCCAAGCTCGTCTTGAACCTGGCACAGGGCTTCGAACTGCTCGGGGAAGTCGGCACGGATCGCGCGGAAGTACCCCTCGCCACCCTTTACACAGCCAATGCAGTTCGCATTCTCGTAGCCCAAGCGATACATGATGGGAAGCTCGATCCCAGCGCGCTGCACCATGGCTTTGCAATCCTCCTTGCCCAGGCCGCGTTCGATCAGCGGGGCAATCACGGGACGATCTGGATTGCGCTCCCGGAAGTCCTCCAAGCGGTCGGCTTCCTCGGCGGTGTAGCCAAACACCATAACGTCACCTGGTTGCTTCCAGGCATCGAGCAGGCGGCGCTTGAGCAGCTTGGTGCATGGAGCCCCTGTCCGCCCCTTCATGTAGCGCTCACGCCGGAACACGTTGATCACATCGGCACCGTACTTCTCGTCACGCAACACGGTGATCGGCTGACCAAACCAGGTCTCGCAGTCGGCCAGAAAGCGGCGATTGTCTTGGTGCTCGTTTGCCAGGAAGGCGTTGACGATCTGCACATCGTGGGTTGCGCCGTACTCAGCCAAGGCCAGTTTGGTGGCTACCGCCGAAGCTGCCCCGCAGCTGAACTGGCAGACGATTCTAGGATTCTGCATAACCTGACTCCACACGATAATCCGGATTTTGATTATACAGTTGGATTAGGGTTTACACACGATATTCCGAATAGCCCTTTTCCTTCCCACCACGAACTCCCTATTGGCCAATCTTTGCCTGAACGAACCTACCCCACTCCATGCCATAGCGCCACTACGGCGCCGAGGAATTCTCATGCCTAGAGATCGACCGCCGCCCAGCAATCTGGGCGACATCCTGCGCTATGACCCAGTCACCGGCGACTTCTTCTGGAAGATCCTAGTCAGCCGGATGTTCCCCGGCGACAAAGCTGGGACCCTAAATAAGTACGGGTACATGGTCGTGAGAATTGGGCATCGGAGCTGCGCTCTGCACCGCCTGGCGTTCGCTCTAATGGACGTCGACATCACCGGGATGCAGGTGGATCACATCAATGGCATCCGACATGACAACCGCTGGGAGAACCTGCGGGCAGTAACGCCATCCGAGAACGCGCGGAACATGAAGAAGCCGAAGAACAACTCCAGCGGTGTCATCGGCGTGTGCTGGTGCACTAGGGATCAGAAGTGGCAGGTGTACGCGCACAGGGATAAGAAGCCCGTGTTTCTAGGCAAGCACCAAGAGCTCTTCGAAGCTGTTGCTGCCAGGAAGTCTGCCGAGCTGCGATTCGGCTACCACGAGAACCATGGAAGATAAGCCAGATGACCCGCCCATCTTCTGCCGCTCCACCGGCAAGCAGGTTGAGCTCTGCCCCTGCATCCGCTGCCGTCCCGTCCCGCCTCAGTCCTGATCCATCCCATCCACACCGCCACACCCGCCAGGGAGGCTCTTCAATGCAACCGATTCTGTACGTTGCCGGTCCTTACCGTGGGCCGGACCGGGAAACTATTGCCGCCAATATCGAGGCAGCCCGCCGCCTGGCGCTCTACGCCTGCACCCTCGGCTGGTTCCCGCTCGTTCCGCACATGAACACCGCCCACATGGATGCCGACCTGCCCGACCTGGGCGATGCGTTCTGGCTACGCGGGACCATGGAATTGATGGAGCGCTGCGACGCCGTGGTGCTGATCGAGGGTTGGGGCCGTTCCGAAGGCACCCTGGCCGAGATCGCCCGGGCCGACGCCCTGCGCCTCCCCGTCTTCCGCTCGAGCGACCTGCTGCCCAGCGCCGCCGAGTTCATCGACTACCTGTTCGCCAAGGAAGGAGTGCCGGCATGAGCCTCGACATGTCCGCCCGGCAGAAGCTCACCGAGAGCCTGCTTACCGACCATCCCCTGGCCCAGGCCATCGCTCTGCTGAAGCGCGCCAAGCGCCACCTCAACCATTGCAGCGTCCAGGCCCAGGACCTCAGCACCGAAATAACCGAGTTCACCGCCGCATTCGAGCGGAAGGAGCAGCAGTCGTGACCGACGAGCAACTTGAACAACAGCGGCGCCTTTACGAAGCGGCCTGCGAAGCAAAGGCCAAGGCCCTCGGCTACGACTTTGACTCGGCAGTGATGGTGCGGGACATCGCCGGGCTCTACGTCGTACCCAGCGTTCAAACCGGCTGGTGGGCATGGCAAGCATCCCTCACCGCGCAGCATGGCGGATTGCGCGTGGTTTTTGATGGGCCCCCAGGCCATGAGTGTGGGCGGTTCGTGGAGTGCGAAGACTCTAACGGTCGTTCGGTCAACGCTGGTGTTTGGCGCGAACGTCAAGACGGGCTCTGGGAATTGGTGATCAACGGCGAGTGCTTTGGCGACGCCTACCAGGGTGCTCGCGATGACCTGGCCATATGGAAACGTAGGGCGTTGGAAGCGGAAGCGGCTATTCGCCGGAAGGACCAGATCATCAATCACCTGGTCTGCGAAGCCCAAGGCGAGACGCGCATGGGCGAGCCATTAATCAAGCCTGCCCGTCAGTTGGTCGGGGAAGTCAAGATTCCCTGGGGTGTCGCGCAGATGCAGCTATCCGACCATTCCGCGCGCAGCCTCAATATGGTTGAGGTGCCGCGTGAATCATATCGACTTGATGGCTGGGTAATTCGCACCGCCTCCGGTGAGTATGTTGCCGAGTTGATAGCGTTCGACCCGGCCCTGCTGAATGCGTTGCTTGGCTTCCATGCCAGCGATAGCGCGGAGGGCCAGGCATGAAAGCGCGCATCCTGAAGAAGCTGAGCAAGAGGGTCGTTGAGCTGGCGCCGAAGCTGTTCCGTGATGCCTGGGTGGACAGCTACGGGCCACACCCACTCGCGGAGAAACAAGGCACCCGCGTCAGCCACATGCTCAGTGTAGGCGGCGAATACGATTCTTGGTCTGGCGACTGCAATGAAGTCTATGCGGCTTGGGAATGGTGGCTCATGAGCTGGGAGTGGTTCGGGCCATTCAGCCCCTACCCGGAAGGCCATAAGTGGGAGGGCATGCCGAATACTGACGGCTTCCGTCGCACAACACGCAACCTCCTGGAACTGGCGGCCAATCATGAATAGAACCCCACGCCACCAAGCCATGGTCCAGGAGGTGAAACCGTGATCCTACGCCCCTTGGAAGGACCGACCGGCACCGGCCCCATCGACGACCTGGCCATGCATGAAACCCAGCTGGAATGCCCGGTCTGCCACGCCTTCGCGGCGTGGCAGATTCCCGCGCAGTCCGGGCCCTGCCACTCTGGCCAGTTCACCAACACCTGCATTGAGTACTACTGGTGCGAGGCCTGTGAGGCCGTCCTGACCGACGCACCGTAATTCCCCACCTACCCCACCAGCTGCCGGCGAGAGTCGGTGGCAGAGGTATTGCCATGCCCGAAGAAATCACCCTGATCCAGGCCGCCGAAGTCGTGCGTGACGAATACGGCTACTGGTGGCACCCCGACCTGCCCGAGTTCGATGAAGGCGACGAACAGCGCTCCAAGGACTGGGTCAAGGAGCAGGGGCTGTCCTGGGTTGCCGCGCACATGGAGTATGAGGTCGACACCGATACTGACCCCTACTTCAACGATGGCGGCCCGGACTGCTCGCACTGGGAGCCGAGCCGGCCCGATGGCGAAGGCTGGTTCATCCTGGCTATCAGCTGCACCGACGACGGCCCCATCTGCTGGTGGGCGCGCCGCGAGGTGCCTGCATGACCTGCATCCGCTTCGGCGGGGCCATCGTCTGTGTCAGCCCGAACTTCCGCCTGCCACTCGAGGATGGCCGGCGGGTGTTCATGGAATGGCACAGCTACCTGGGCCCAACCTTCTTCCACGACCGCGCCATGTCTCGCATCAACGAGACTTGGTACGAAGACCCCTTGATTTGCAAGGCGCTCGACTGGTTCACCGGTCGCGGCTGCCGCGCATAGCCCCGAGGTATCCCACAATGAGAAAGGAACTGATCAAGATCAGCGAGTTCCAGCGGCGCAAATGGGGCGAGAACGGCACTCCGCTATGCTCCCAGGCTATCCGCAACCAACTGCGCGACCGCAAGCTGCCCGGCGAGCGGGTCGGTAAAATCTGGTACGTCGACTGGGCTGCCTACACCCGGCAGACCGGCAATCCCCTGGTCGACATGGTGTTGAAAGGAGCGGCCTGATGGTGCCACGACCCAGGAACAAGGCGAACAGGGGGCTGCCGCCCAACCTGTACTTCGACAGCAGGCGCGGCACCTACCGATTCCGCCGGCCCACGGACGGGAAGTGGTTCCAGTTCGGCCGGGATCGCGGCGCCGCCATCGACGCGGCCCACCAGTTGAACGCCACCTTCATGCAGGGAACCGACTTGGTGGCCACCGTCCTGGGTGAGGAGAAGGTCACCCTCTCCGACTTCCTCGGCACCTACGAGAAGGACATCCTGCCGCCCCGGGAACTGGCCAAGGCCACGCTCGACCTGTACGGCGTGCGCTTCAAGCAGATCCGCGCCACCCTGGGCGTCCGGGCAATCGACGAGATCACCATCAAGATGATCGCCGACTTCCTCGAGCCGCTTACACCCCGCGCCAGCAACCAGGCCCGCGCCATCCTGGCGGACGTGTTCACCCACGCCGCCGCGCGCGGCCTGGTGCCGGACAACCCGGCGGCGAACACCATCCCGAAGATCGAGAAGAAGACGCGCAAGCGCCACACCCTGGAGGGCCTGAAGCTGATACGCCGGCGCGCCCCGCACTGGCTGCAGAACGCTATCGACCTGGCGCTGATCACCGCGCAGCGCCGCGGCGACATCCTCAACATGAAGTTCGAGGACGTGAAGGACGGCTACCTGTACGTGGTGCAGAGCAAGACCGAGAAGGCCTCCGACGCCGGCTGGCTGAAGATCAAGGTCACCCCGCAACTGGCCGCCGTGCTGGCGCGCTGCCGTGACGACGTGCTGTCGCCCTACCTGATCCACCGCCGGCCGGAGCGGAAGAAGAAGCGCGAAGGCAAAGACCACTGGACCAAGGTCGACGAGCGCTTCCTGACCCGCGCCTTCAAGGACGCCAGGGACGAAGCCGGGTGCTACAAGAGTTGGAAGGAAGAGGAGATGCCGGGCTTTCACGAGATCCGCGCCCTCTCCCTGCACCTCTACAAACGGGCGGGTAAGGACGGGCAGAAGATCGCCGGACATGCCAGCGGGGATATGACGCGCAATTACCAGAAAGACCACGCGGAAGTGGTCTGGTCCGAAGTGGAAGCCGACCTGGATATTGCGGAAATTGCGGGCTGA